CATTAGGGGCCGACACCACTTTAGCAATGAACGCCTCATCGTCGGTACGTGTTACTTCAGTAACTAATGGACCACGAAAATCTTCTAAAGAGCTCAAAGTGCGATCCTCAGTAAGGCGTACATGTGATGTCAGGTTATACCGGAATAAAGTAGGTTGTGTATTTTCCATCACCTTAATACCTTGGTAGAAAATTGCGTTGGATTCCCCTTCATGTGCTTCTAACGTTTTAAACTGTTTGATGGCGGTTGTATCCAGGAAAATATCCGAACTCTGCATTAATACATCCATAAATGCATCACCCGTAACAACTATGTACGTCTTGTTTTCCTCGCCGCTTAATGCCGTATCCTCGGCAATTGGATACACGCTACCTTTTTCATCCAGAACGTTAGAATAGAGCTCCCTAAAAGCCATCCAAAGTTCCCAATTATACCCTAAGTGCGTTGTAAAAGGTAGATCCGTAATGTTCTCAAGAATATTTGTTTGGGTATTTACAGAAGTCATGCGGATAAATTGAAAACTCTTATCCCGCATAGTATCCGAATAAATTTCGAAGGTATGGCGTGTATAACCTGAATAAATGGTTATGTCCTGTTTTTCGCGCAACAAGACAGCTATAGCATATTTGAGTCCAGTACCAAACTGTCCTATCGGAGATTTATTATCACCTTTAGCGGAAATACCAAAAACTGTAATGCCTCGAACATCTAATGTTCCGGTATTTTCGAAAACTACGCTGCAATTATCCATAATATTCTCCTAAACTTATTCCTTAATCAAAGCTTGTACAGCGGTGGCCAAATTACCCGATTTAGACATACAAATAGATATGCCTCCTAAAGGTTTCCACCCATTAGATATTGCCATAGTAACTTCTGAGGCACACATACGTGCTGCATCTACGGCATAAGGAGCCATACCACTGACTATCGAATATTGCATATTTAATTCCTATTCCTTAATTAAGAGTTGTACCAAAGTCACGAGCAACAAACCTCCTGCAGCAATTCCATAAAAATGGTGCGCTTCAAAAGAAACCATGCCAAAATATGCAATATGCAACGGTTGCTCGATGCGATGTGTGCTATGGATCAAATGGACTTTCAAATGATTGATAAAGGCTTTCATAATGTCTTCCCCAAGGTTGTTGATGTAATTCTTATAAATATATTAAATCAATACTTAAGGAATATCAAGAAGTTTTTTACGGTAAGCACCAATAATAAAAAGTATCGATCATACTCGCTATTACGGCTAATGCCAACCAAAATTTCATAGTGGGGGCATCTCCTAACCAGGTTATAAGGACCACAATCAGTGCAAGTGATGCAGCAGGGGTTGTAAGAATGCGTACAGGGTTATCTAGTTGGTTCTAGTTGCATTTTTCTCCCCTTCATTCAGTAAGTCACATAGCTTATTAGCCATTGTGGGACTTAAACATTCACATACAATGTCATATTCACCGTCATCTCCGGTATGTGTATCAATAACTGTTGCTTCAAAGCAACATGCATGCCCAGTTAAAGAATCCATTCTAACCTGGTAACGAAGTTTTGTAGGGTCTTCTCTAAGATCTATATGCATGATTATTCCTTATGGTTCAATGTGCTGGATATCGATGATATTTAGTGTCTCTTACCTGTCGCATCATCTTTAGTTTCCTTTCTACCTAAGACTTGAAAGTTGCCTTTATTGTATGCTTGCCCTAAGACATATTGCGATGAGACCTGAGCTTTATATTTAACATCCTCGACTTTGTCGCCCACTACGCCAGGAGTAGTCAAAGATGGGTATAGTTCCCGCGAATATACAGGTGTCTCAAGTTCCAAAGAAGATTTCTTGGTACGCAAGGTTTTACGGCGTTCTTTGGCCTCATCCGCATTGTATCCTGCCCGCTTAAGCGCCTTGGCGTAGGCACGTTGGGCAATTAGCAATTCTTCTTTATTTGCCACGAGGAAATACCTTTGTCTGCAAATATCCTGTCAAATACCCCAGTTGTGATGGTGTAAATATAACTGGTATTAGGAGATTTTCTTCGGTAAGTTCTTGTACCATACGTGCAGTGAGCATGTTAGTGATAGCAATCAATTGCGGATCTTGTTCTTCTAATGATTTTTTGCGGAATATAGACATACATACCTCCTAATAAGAATCTGCGTCAGTGGATGACGCATGTTCATTGAGTACAATAGCTAACATGAAAATGGCAAAATAAATTACCAGGTAAAATATTGAATAAGGCATAATATCTCCTAATGTTTACGTTAAAGTTATTATAGATGAAAATCTATAGGCAATCAAGAAGAATTTTATTTGCGGGCATTATTACGTGCTATACGCATATGTTTTTTAGCAATACGATCTACGTGGTCATTAACCCAATTACGCGGAGTAGAGGTGCCTGCATGTGCCTTAATTTTATTTGCCCTATAAACAACTCCATAATAATCGACTATTGCTTTAATGGTCGTTATAGCATCAATCTCCCAATCACGCGTAGCTATTATATCCCCGTTAATAAGGTCAACTGCATGCTGATTGTCCAACACAAAAATTACCTGTGTACATTTTTGTATAGCCGCATTTTGTACTGCTGCAGCTAAACCCATAACTGCACCTATAGTCTCACCTTCAGCACTGCCACTTAAAGGTATAGTTAAAGTTATTCCGTACGAATGCTTAAAATCACTACCACGCATCCATATACCTATCCCCGCAGCATTACAAGTAGCGTCCATAGATAGGTCGGTAAAAATAGTTAAATTTTCATGCATATACAATCTCCCGCATAAAAGAAGATACCATTTAATTGGTATCTCCTATTAGGTAATAGCTAAAAGACAATGATTACTTGAGCTGTTCTTGTAAAGCCTTGTATTCATCCAGCATAACTTTAAAATTAGCATCTTTATCCGCGTACATTTGCATACGCAGATCTTCATCCATAGCTTTAACTTTTTTATCCAGTGCTTTTTTAAGTTCGGCAGCTTTACGCATATTAAGTACACGCTGCACATACTTGTCTACGTCTACTTTGGATACTACCCATTTAGTAGCCCTAGCATCATGTTGACAGATTTCGCCCACACGAGCTACTGCCAAACTTTTACTAGGTACTTCTACAACTACCAGATCACCAATCTCTAGGTCTAGATCCGTAAGATAAGAATATAACATACCTACTGCACGTGGCGTAATGATATCATCTTCATCTTCATCTTCACTTCCATCTTCATCTACAATGACTGCTCTACGGGAAGTTTTAATTTCGCCCAAAGTACTTTGTTGCAAAGATAGTCGTACTACATACGGCTTATTTAATTTAGTTTCTGCGGGCAGTAAGCCAGCTGAGAGGTTATCGGTATTATCAGTCATAGGGGTCTCCTGCAGGTTAAAAACTTTTTGGCAATATGTTACTAGTTCGGGTACAGTTCTTTTAGTGAAGAAAGCCGCCGTCAAAGGTTTAGTGGTCATCGTCGTGCGTGTCTCCTTTCAATTCAGTCAGAAGAGTTTGTACTACATACAGTTCAGATTCACTGTCTTTAAATAGTACGGTTACTTGTGTATCCTGCAGTTGTTTCTCATGCTGTTCTAACAACCTAATAATCAACGGCAAAGTCGCGGCATTTAATTTTAGTCTCACAAATAACTCCTATATCTTTTCTAAGTATTGTACTGGAAAACTTTGTGCATAACGTAGACCATCAAAGGTCACTAGAAGGTAACCATCGATCATCGGATTACGTAAGTACCCCTTTACAAAACCGGTATATTGTACTATTTTACCCTTATGTTCTCGTACGTTTAACAAACGTCCTAAACCATTTACCTGAACACGCGTACCTATAGGCCATTTATGCTGTAATTGGGTACGTGCAAGAGTAGCCTCAGTCAAGGAAGTGAATGTTGGTGGTGGGTATCGAAAACTTTTACGTGTCATTTTTTATTCCACTGCATTTTATTGCTTCAGTATAATACTACGAATCTAATTGATTTTCACGGTGTCATTTAATAGGCGGAGTAGAAGAAATTACCTAGATGATGTGTACCACGGATTTGCCAAACGTGTGCATATTTCGGCCTCACGCATTACTGATATCCTAAGTCCGGTAATTCTCCCACTCCAAATAAATACTGCCTACACAGTACTTATTAAGAAAGGTAGTGGTGCATGCAGCGGGATTCGAACCCGCACTTGATGGATTTTAAGTCCATTGACTCTACCGATTGGTCTATGCATGCGTACGTATAACTATTTACATAAACTGTCTACCCATAGCCAGGTTACAAACGCAACACCTAACCAAATACCGATGACTAAGCCTAGAATAAATAAATACATGTTATATCCTTTCAAAATACCTGTAGAGGGTGTCGTTTAGTTAGGATGCACATACGAAAAACATAATTAAGTACTTCCAATATAAGATCATGGTGTGTAGGAACATGTACTAGCTTACTATACACGTCTTCACCAAAACTATGCCCCAGATCAATAAAATCTACCGAACTACTTTGGTTTAAACTGTCCACAATGAGCTGGGCTGCCTCCAGCGAACTACATTGAGCAATACTATGATCTACCGATACTGCGGTGTCAACGATTGTATGTGCAAAAGGTAATATAGTTACGATGATGTATCTATTGTTCTGCGTCATTTGTAATCCTTGCCTAGGTGTTGCCTGTTAGCGGTGGTAGATGGAATTAATTTAACCCAACATTTAGAATACCCAAACATATTCGCAATGTCTTCCGAAATTACTCTATACCCATTGAGGACGCTGTTCAAGTGTGCATAACTAATGTTAAGTTTTGCCGCGGCTTCTTTCTTTGACCCACATTCTTGTACAAATTTAAATAATTCTGCGTGCAAAGCAGCTGCATCAGCATTATGTTGGCGTGAACTAGCAATTTTACTTGCCAGACGATTTCCTTCTAATGAGGTTGAGGGTTCCTGCTGCGCCGCCTGCACTAAAGCATTTACAATAATATGTTCGAAAGGCTTTAACATAGCATATGATACGTGTGCATCTGTTTCAGGCGCATTCATAACAAATTTAAATATCTTTAAGGCTGCCATAATAGGGGGAGGTGTGTCTGTCATACTAGTCCTTTGTTTTCTTTAATTTGTTCAGCAGTTCGTTTATTAGACGTATCATAGCCTGCCATCCACTCTGGTAGTGACTGCTCTCCTGATGTTGTACCAACGTAATTTCCGTACGCACTAATTCGTCACCATATGGAAAAGGTTTACCAACTAATCGTAAATATACGGCATTAGATGACATACGATAGACCTCAACATCTACCGAATATTTACTTATTAAGTGCTCCATAGCATCAAAGCAAGCTACTGCCCCTAATATAATATTTGTGGCTTGTGACATATTAATCTTCCATAGTGTTCGGGAGGAAAGAGGAAATTTTATTCAACAAGTTACGTATGATGGTAACCTCTGCATCCATTTCAAAACTTAGTTCCTCACAGTCGGTTAGATGCATAATTTCATCAACCACATTATTCAGGGATTCAAAAGCTACCTGAACTTCATATCGAAGTTCATCGGCTTGTTGTTCTATGACTACATGTTTATTAATATGGGACATTTACTTTACACTTTCTTAAGTTATTATGGTTAGAACAATCTGAACATACCGTGCACCAATTGCAGTTATGGCATCCATCACATTGTATGCAGTTGGTACAATTATCACAAGCAGTACATCTGGTAAGATTTGTACCATTGCTGCATGCACTAGAATCTATACACCACTTACATCCAATGCACCAGGAGCACCCAATACAATCAGCACAATTCTCGCAATGGTCACAATTCACACAATTATGACAATCCTTCAAAGTGACGAGTACTTTTACTGCGGCCTCAAATGATCCATACTTTTCGACGGAACAGCGATTTCCATTATCGTCTGTTACCCATTGTCCTTTGAAGCTACCTGTATTCTCATTAGCCGCTCCGTAGGTTTCGTTGGCAAATCTAACTATGTCTTCATCAGGTAATGCCCCCGATCGCGAATGCGTAAATGTACCATCTGCATGCTTTTGGATGTGTATTTCGGCAAAAGTTAAACATTCTTCTCGGGATCTGACTCTAGTATGTTCGATAGCCTGTTCGATGATGACTCGAATTGTCCCGAAATGACTCCGCAGTTCTTCAAGCGTTTCCGGCTGGTAACATTCTTCGGCTTCGTTTAATGCACACAAAGCGGCTTGTAGTTCTTCTTTTGTTGCCATTATTTTAAAGCCCTCTCAGCTTGCTTATAAAGTTTGAACCAGTTACGAAACCCGCCGCGCGTCTCATTGGCGAACCGCTCGAAGTCCTCGAATGTGGTTCGCTGGCATGGACTAGCAGATGCTTTGAACATCTCGCGCATTTTTGCTCTGATCGCCTCATAGTTTGGCGGGAGTGTCTTTGCTGGTGTCATGTTATATCGGCAACTCCAATCCGTTTTTCTCTATGAATGTTTCTAATTCGGCAATCCTAGCGTCCTTGGCTTTTAGGATTCGGTCGTGGTGATATTTTCCGTGTTCAAATTCGCTTGCATTTGGAGCAACAAAAGTCATAAGTTTACCAAAACCTATATCAACGCGGTATAAATCCAATTTATCAGGCATTTCCATTTCCTTCACTTCACACTTACTGCAATAGTATGGATTAGGAGGAATACATCTATCATGTCCGTTATCAGCAACGCCCCCACAATTGGGGCATTTAGTTAGGTCTTGTTCAGGCATTTCCATTTTCAATTATCTCCTGTCTGGTATCATATCCTCTAAGTTGATTATTATTAGTCTGAGTCTATCTACTTCTCCCAGCAAACCATCCCGCTCCTTGCGTAGTTGTTCGGCTTCAGTTGATAAGTATTCCATAGTTTTATTTATTTCTTCCCAATACCACGGCGCGATACAGACAAGTTCTTCCTTATCAACAGTAATTCTGGTTATCAGTATTGAGGATACCCCTTTAATATTATCGGTCATCATTCCCCCTTTGCTGCTGCGAGCATGGCTTTGTATATATTGGCTCTGTTCTTCGTTGGGTCTTCATAAACGCAATCATCAACCGAATACGCCGCCCACAACATATCCTCTGTCGGCTCAATCGGCACAGCCACGCAACCATCTGGCAGCGGTCGTCCTGTGGTGTTGAGGTGGTCGATTACCTTTCCAATAATATAAATCTCTCCATCGGTTGCAGGAAATAAATCATATTGCGTTTCCCGCTTAATAGCTTCAAGTTGTTCAGGTGGTATGGTCATATCAATTCTCCTTGAGTGCTTATAGGTTTTTGTTTTTTAGGTTTCTTCTGCTTCTCAACATATTTTGAATTATAATCAGGCTCAAAAAATCCCAATGCCCCTTTGCATGGCTTTAAATCCATAGGTTCTGCATCATCAAGTATGAAGCCATAAGAGCCGAAAAACCATGGTTTATCTTTTGCGCTCAGTAAATGCCTATCTCTGTCATGTATAGTATTTATCAACCTCGCTTTTCCGACAATCCCACCCATCATTTTAGAAAACTGTTCTTGTGGCGGAAGTTCTATTTCTGGGAATTTATCTTCAATATACCAGTAAGCATCCTCATCAAATTTCTTGCCCGCATGAATAAGAAACTCACCGCGATATTTTGTGTCCCAATCGCGATTTTCTACAGTTTTGTGACCATTTACAATTAGCCAAGCCCAAGGCTGGTTGATTGATAGTGCTTTCATCACGCGCCCTCCCGCTTGGTTAGGGTGTAGTATCTGCGAGCCGCTTCTTTTATTCTCGCGGAGAAATCCTGTTTACCGTACTTCTTGGCGAAGTTTCTTAGTTTCTCGCCGTATTCATCAGGTGACATGGATGACTCAACATCTAGCGCATCCTCAAGACCTTCGATTGGCTCCACCGCTGGCTGCTCGGCGCGTATCTTACCGACATTCGTGTCGGTAACATGGTCAACGTCTGAGGATTTCTCGGTGTCTGCCAGCGCGTCGTCAAGAACGGTGCGGATTGCGTCCACAGCTTTATCGGAGATAAAATCCTTATCGCATGTTTTCCAATACGCATGACTTAATGCGATAAATCGAAGCATCGTTTCAAATTCATCACTTGCCTCCTGTAGTTCTTCTTTAGTGTTGGTCATTTTGCAAGTTCCTTTGTATAATAACATTCTTCAACCCCACGTCCCAAAACACACAGATTAATAATAGCCTCGGCGTTTTCTTCCGTCTTGTTTTCTGCGATTAGTTCTTTTTCTCGCCCATCAAAATATATTGCGTACACGTTATACATCATACCCAGCTTTCTCTGCTTCGGCGAGGCAAGATTCCACAATATCGGGATTGAGGCAGGCGACATATTCACCGCCAAGGTAAGTGAAATTTGCGCTTCGCAACGCCTCCAATAGTTGCTGGTTGAGTGATACATATTTTCGTACAATAGCGATTTCATCCGTTATAGATTTTTGCTTATGTTCTGGCTTAAAAAATTGCTCCTCAATAAAATCCAAAGCCTCCACCAACTGCTTATTTACATTCGGCGGGGTGGGTGTGTCACCCTTTGACTTTGCAAGATAACAGCTTGGAGAGCGTGGGTCGGGTGTATATCCTAGTTCCTCCATTATCTGACGATTACCATCTGTAACAGCGATGTAAGGTGGTTCTTTCCCATGACCACAGCAGCACTCGATAGTCCTAATACCTTTGTTCCATAGCCATTTTATTTCGGGTATCATGCAAATATCAACAGTGATTAAATCACCCCAAGGAGCCATTAAACCAACCGAATTTTTATAAGTTCCAAAATCGACTTGGTGGCATAGAGGTGGTATTTTATCCCCCGCCTTTGGTACAGGGGCTTGCTTGGAGGTGAGGGCGGCGCGGATTGTGGTATTGCAAAAAATTGCTATGTTTTCTAAAGCGTGGATACCCTCAACTCTTTCAAGCTTACCATCAAGAGCAAGTCTAACTTTTCCAAACTCTTTGTTTATTTCGGCTAATGGCGCATCCAACGCTTTTTGTTGTTCTTGGGTCATTTTTTCTCCTTATTTTTTAAGTCGTAATTATATTCCAGAGTTTGCCAAATATACTTATCACCCATAGGTAAAACGTAAGGAATCCAGTATTCAAAAGCCCATAAGCTTGTTCCGTCATGCCAGCATTTTCCTGCATTACACATACAATCATTGTGGCTTGAATTTTCATCCAAATAATCAGGCTTAGACTTTTCGTTATAGTGAGTTTCAACACCACCATATCCACATTCCCCATGCGCAAATTCGTAACCTTCTGGGTATGGTGTGAACCAAAAAGATAGCCTTCCAAATTCTCCAGTGACACACCATTCGCGCCGACCTTCTGGATATTCAAAATATTTACGAATAAATTTCTTATCCATTATACACCTGCCTTCAGCGCAGGCTTCGAAACTGCTGGCATAAAGGTGTGGGTGTCACTAAGCTTCTGGATCATATCGGTGTTGTCGATTTCGGAATACTTAATGGGTGTGTTGGCATCGAGTGCAGGTAACTCAATCCAATGCATCGTAGTTTCCCATTTACATATATCAATGCCGCTGGAGGGTAGTTGGTTATGTTGTAACCGCCCTAAGACCGTCTTTACCTGACTTTCAACTGACTTGTAGACCCTGCCAGTGGCTGTGACGCAATAAAGGGTGTCGTTACCATCCGAAGTGGTTACACATAATTGTGTGATATGCATGAATGTCTCCTGCAGGTTAGGGTTACATTAAAGCGCTTGCACGTAGGTGTGTGTGTGTGTGTTGTGTGAACGCCCTAATGTAACATACAATAGGTAACTAGTTAATTTGTGACTGCCAAGATGTGTTGAACATCTACGTGCAATCTCTTGGCCACCGCATTAAGCGGCTGGTGTTGAATTGATGCAAGTTCAATGATTTGCGCGTTAAGGGGCAAACGTTCAAAGGCATCACGAGCACCTTTAAATTGTTCCGTAACATCACGGACTTCAGAAGGTTTTTGACAAGTACGATAATATTGACTGCGCATAATAGTTCTTTCGGTTAAGGTTAAGGTTAAAGGTAATAAATGATCAAACTGTAATCATACTTCTAATATATAATAGATTTATAAAAGTCACAAGAGTTATTTGATGGTCGCACCAAATTTTTTAATGGTCGCAGGCTACTCCCTAAACTTGGGAACTTTTTATAATAGTTCACTATAGTAATAAAATTAGTAACTACTAGTAACTACTAAAAACCCATAAAAATTCCTAGGAATTTTGTTAGTTTCGTTAATTACTTTTTGGGAACATCAGCGGAATTTTGTAAAAATGCATGGCTAGTGCATCGAGAATTTTTGTGTTTGGGATGTTGTTGTGCAATTTTGAGGTACAGTAGTTAATTTGATTGGTCGGCATATTGTCAATTGTTTAAAATCAATAATTTAGTACTATAGTTAATTAGTTAGTTATTTTATTAAAGTTTAAAAAATTGTGAGTGTTCCTAAAAAGTGCCTTAAAGCAATAAAGTCTTATAAAAAATATCAAGGACATTAGGAAAATTTTATAATTATACACATAAAAAAAAAAATATATAGAAAAACTAACTAACTAACGAAACTAACAAATTTCCAAAAGAAACTAACGAAATTATTGAAACTAGTTGGTCTTGCTTCGTACGTAGTCGCACAAGCTCTTTCTACTCCAATCATCGTCGGGCCGCCTCCGAGCCCTACTTGGTCAACCATATGACCGCCATGATCCACACATTATATAGCAATCCATAAGGTCAAATCAAGAGGTCAAATGTTGGTAACCCCAAAATATTTTTTCGGTATGTCCAAAAACTTTGAACCATCTGAAATTTCAGTTTGGACTATGAGATTTCAATTGATTAGACGTAAGACCCTGAGATATACTTAATATAGATGATGAGTTCAACGTTTAACACAAGGAGACAAACCATGGCACATGCATCAAAAGTATCCAACAAAGCAACCAAAACCGCACAAGTAGAGGTCCCAAGCGAAGATGTCCGCAGTGACGCAGCTAAGGCACTTGCAGCCCTCGAAGCCACTGACGCAAAGATGTCCAAAAGTACCAAGATTCGGACTCTTGCTGGGCAAGGCTTCAGTCGTGGAGACATTGCGCGTGCGATGAACATTAAGTACCAGCACGTACGTAATGTGTTGATCACGCCACTTAAACGTCCTGCTACGGTTGTTACCGAGTAGTTCGTTAGACTAACGGCAGGGCTGGGAGTATTGTGTCGCTTGACATGATCACCAGCCCGCTTTTAGTCGCAGCCTAGGACCTTGACATGACACCAGGCTACCTTGGTAGGTGGACTAGGGGCGGTCGCGAGTTTTGGACTTGGGAGGGCCCCAGCTAGGGAAAATAAAAGAGCCCGAAGGCCCAATTATTTTAGTCAACACTGACATTTTAGTCGCCCAAAATATAAAGGATGGACTCAGCTATTTTAATAGAGGCCACAGCGTCCGCGTATTGTGTTGGGCTGTAGGCTGACATCTTGACCGCATTTAAACGGTCTAGTTCGTCTGTCATGGCACTGATCAACATTTGTCGTTGTTCTTCGGTAATATTAATCTGTTTAGTCATCCAGGTCTCCTATTCATCGTTACCATGTTCTATTTTTAAAGACACCCGCACTGACCTCGATAACTCCGTCAGTAGAGCCGTCTTTAACTGTAGGCATGTCTGTCGGATCGACTAACATGCTCGAGACGTATGTCAGCAGGTTAACTTGCGAGTCGGTAAGGATATCGGCGTCGGTCGCAATAAAAATTATATCTAAAAGAACCGAGGCCTGCGCTTTATTTAAATCGATAGTCGGCATGTTTATCTCCTAATTAATTATTTATTATTCCTTATTATATAATACAGTCCGTATAGGTCGCAAGTATTATTTATATGTCGGCCGCATATTTAATTTATCTGTCCCCGCTTCATGGGCGTGCCAAGGACCAAGTAGGGTTTGTAGGAGGACCTGGTGGGCGGTCACTAGCCCGGACGTAAATTAAAAGCCCTGACAGAGATGTTAGGGCTTTTAACTAATTTAGTACGACAGTTTGAAAGATACTTATCACTGTGTACATCACTAACGCACCACAAAGGCACCAACCGAAAAATTCTAACATGTAATATCCTTATCGTTAAGGGAGAGATCGAAGACTTTGTCTGTCTTCGATCTATCGTTTAGTTATACAGCAGGCCGTTTGAGCGGTTGAATGAGCACGTTTCGTACGTGTTGATATCGAATGCTATGTCCGAGATGCTCACTCATTACCTTTACAATCTCACTACGTGTAAGGCCCTGACTTGCTAAGTAGCGGATCTTTGCAGATGTTGTAGGTAATGTCGCCAGATCGTATTTAGGAGTCGTTTGAGTCGTTGCAGTTTTAGGCGTTTTAGTAGTTTTAGCAGTTTTAGTTTTTGCGTTAGTAGTCATAATATTTCTCTTTCTGTAAAATTAAAAGTTATATAAAATGATTTTTTAACTCATCTTATAAATATATTATATAACAGAATTTAAAAAAATAAAACAGATTTCTGCGTAATAAAAGTTTTTTGTTTAGCCTGACTGTAACATTTAATTACCCCACACTTTATAGGCATTTATGCCTATTGGCTAATAATTTTATGATACGGATTTTCCATAATTCTGTCCTGGCGCCCAGCACCCAAAAATTTATAAGCATTTTTTCCGTACAAACCCTGGGCTACATAACCCTGTCCATCAAATGTACCAAAAATCTTGTTGAATTCCTTTAAATAGTCCTATATAATATATTGTATGGATAGCACTTCTAACATTTTTGGTAATACGACAGCCCTCGCACAGCAAATGCGGGAGTTGAACGCACGTGTACCTATGAACCATTTGGGTCTTCCTGATGGTATTTATCGTACAGACATGTTACCTGCGCGTCCAATTCCTCCAGTAACTACTTTGGGTAAAAATGCTGTGCAAGCTTCCAAAACTCAGCAAACCCTACTACTTACATACCAACCTAACCAACACAATTCGGATGGTTCAATTACTGCGACCTCCAATGGATTCCATAACGCCCCTGAGTCCTCACTTGAAAGTGTAAGCCCTCCCAAACCCGCACTCCAACCTGCTCATTCCATACACCCGACGCCCGAGCAGGAGCAAGAAGCTTACCGCAAGCAAGTGGCTCAGTACGATCGCGATTTAGTCGCTGCGTATGTGAATCTGGATTATGCCGAAGGATATCCCACGATAGAGGGGACTCCTTTCTGGCATCAGTTCGCATTTGAACCATCCGAAGCCTTCTTAATGTTTGAATGCTATCTACATTTAGCACAGGCAGGTGCTCGTCAACTTATTGGTGTATTACATTCACCTATGCTGATGGAGCTGCCTTACAGACCTACTGTCAAACAATTAGAAGAGCTTTTTCATATTTATAATTGGGCTCAACGTACACGTGCATATGATATGTTCTTCGCAGCACATCGCCGCAAAGAGCGTGAGCGCCGTAGCTTTGAGACTGAAGACGTACATTATGCGATGTCAGCACGATTACTAGCTGTTTGCGATGCGTATTTGACTGCAAACACAGAAGAACTTGCAGAAACAATGTCTCCGAAAGCTTTTATTGAATTCCTGAAAACTGCTGCCCAATTGCAGCGTATTTCTGTAGGATTGAATCCAAATAGTCCTGGAAGTGCTGCAGAAATGCAAGCAGGTACATCTGCTGAAGTAATTATGCGCACAATTGCAGAAAAGAATAATGTAGGAATAATCGCAGAAAACAGTGAAATTTCCGCTAAAAATGCGCAAAATGTGTCAAAAATGGCTGAAATCTTGCGTAGCCCTGAATTAACTAAAATGGCACAAGAAATCATTATCCGCGTCAGTCAACCTACACAAGCACCAACTCCTAGTCTCGGACAATTATAGATGATTAGCAAAGACCCATTACTTAATGTGCGCTTATCTCCTCTAATGACGCAGATGCCTAAAGAATATTCGGCATTTCAAAAAGTGTTGCCTGTAATCAGTCCGCAAAGGCTGCATAAAGACATTTACCCGCAAGATGAAGAACAACATTCTGTTTCTAGCCGCTCAATGGCGGAGCGTAGGCCATCAAGTAAAGGTAAACTTACACAGAAGAAATGTTCCAAATGCGGTGAGTTACAGCCTATCACGGAATTTCCTAAACATGATACTTCTAGCGATGGTTTTGCAGCATACTGTAAAACTTGTAAAAATGGGTTATCTAAAGAGCGTCGACTAAAAGATCCTATAGCGCGTCTTACTCATTATACTGTTACACGTATTAAGAATGAATGGCCTAAAGAAGAAATTCCTAAAGATATTCAGACTAACTTAGAGTTTTATTTGGGCTATAAGCTATTCGATCTTAAACGTAAGCTAATGCACGAAGTCCAGGATATGTATGGTATATCACTTATCCAAAGTTTTAAGGACGGCTATCATTTGGACCACATTCAACCTCACTCCTCGTTTGAGTCTAACGAAATAGGTGATGAGGAATTTCAAAAATGTTGGGCAATTAGTAATTTGCGTATGATTCCAAGTAAAGAAAACCTGCAGAAAGGAGCTAAGTTAGATTATTATGCCTAAGGTTCAATTCAATAAGCATCATCCACACTTGCTTCAATGGTATTGCGAAGGATGCGAACATACCCATTATATTAACGTTGCTCCTGAAAATGCACCTCCATCAACGTTTATGACAGCTACTAAGTGGTCATTTAATGGTGATCTTGAAAAACCTACGGTATCGCCATCTGTAGTAAATTTTACCGGACATTACGTATCAGGACAGCCACAACCACCCAACTGTCGTCATTGCAATGATAGCGAGCTGGAAGGATGTCCTACTTCATGTAAACGTTGTCATATATTTATACGTGATGGTATGGTGGAATTTTTAAGTGATTGCACACACAAATTGGCAGGACAAATACGCCCATTAAAGGATATTGAAAATTCTGAGGACTAAATATAATGTATAACACTACTTTAGATACTTACGCAGATAATCCCTCCCATGCAGCCCTTTTGGAGGGAATTGACTTAGAAGCTATGAAAATCTTCCTAAGTGAAGATGCCTGGCGCTTAACTCCTGCTACCCTAGCAACTAAGGTGTCGGGTGGTGATTGGTTACCTGCAAAACATCTGTTGTATATTTCAGCCCAGATTGCTGCAGAACTTGAAAAAGGTAATGCACGTTTAATTATTTCTATGCCTCCACGACATGGTAAATCTGAGTTATGCTCAGTATGGCTGCCTGTATGGATTCTAGATCGTTGGCCAACTAAGAAAGTAATGGCCCTTTCTTATGGCGCAGATTTAGCTGAAGAATTTGGACAACGTGTGCGTGACATTATCATGGAAGATGCAGATCCTGAAGAAGGGGCACATTTACTTAATCCTGCATGTTATGTACGTAAAGATTCTGCCCGTGTAAATCGTTTTATTACCGTAAGTGGCGGTGGTATGCGTTCCGTTGGTTTGGGTGGTGCTGTATACGGTCGTGGTGCTGACATTTTGTTATTAGATGACTATTATAAAAACCTGGCTGAGGCAGTTTCTGAGACCACACGTGAATCCATCTATACGTGGTTTGCTACTGTAGCATTGTCTCGTATTCAAAAGAATGGTTCGGCAATTATTATTGCCACACGCTGGGGTACAGAAGACTTATCTGCAAAAATGTTAGGACTCACTGGCTCTAAATGGACTGAGATCAATTTGCCAGCTTTTGCTAATGAGAATGATCCATTAGGCAGAGTACCTGGGGAACCTCTGTGGCCAGAATTTTATGATGCAGAACGTTTAAATGAATTACGTTCTACGATGGGCACTTTCTTATTTTCGGCAATATATCAACAGGCGCCTAAAAAGACTGCATCTGAAAATTTCAATAGGGATTGGATAATTAAAGAGCGTCATCGGCCTGATAATGAAGCCATTAGGCGATTACGTAGTTGGGATATGGCCGGTACCGAAGCTGCGGGTGACTGGACAGCAGGATATGAAGTTGCTTTAGATCCAGCTACAAACCACTTTTGGATATTGGGTAGAAAACGCGTACAATGGTCACCCGGTAAAGTGGAAGAGCTTGTAAAGACTACTGCAATAGATGATGGTTTTGAAACATCTATCCTTATAGAACAGGAACCGGGATCTTCGGGTAAAACGGTGGTTGAACATTATCTAACACACGTATTAGCAGGATATGCTGCACACAACGTACGTCATACTGGAGATAAGTTTGTACGTGCATTACCATTCTTTGCTGCATGTGAATTTGGTCGTGTGCATATGATTGAAGGTGATTGGAATGATGCATTTCTAGATCAGTGTACAGAATTTCCTGATTGTAAGAATGATGATGACGTTGATGCAGTGTCTCAAGGATACAATTATTTCTTCCAATCGGTTGCTCAGGCAGGAGTTTGGGGAAGAGGAAAACCTGCTAACGATACACATGCTTCTTTAGGTGATGCAAATCGTATTAAGGCAGGGGCTATAAGATCACATAGAGTATTAACCGGGGCAGTATTTGGAAGGAAAAGAAAATGAGTAACTCTTTAATATTACGTACTTTGGGTGCTTTGATTGAGCGTGCTAATATCGCACAGTATCTTGGAATGCAAGGTAATGGCGCACGTGATATGTATAAAATCTTTGGGTGGCAAAAAACTTTGCGCTACGAAGACTATTGGGCAAAGTATCGTCGCCAAGATATTGCCAAAAGGGTAATCGATGCCCCTGCTGCAGCAACTTGGAGAAACCCGCCTAGACTGCAAGAAACTGTTTCACAGGAATTTCGAAATAAATGGGATGCCATTGTACAAGAACATTCAGTCTGGAGCCAGATTGAACGTGCAGATCGATTGGCTGGCGTAGGACAGTATTCAGTAATCTTGTTAGGTTTTAGCGATACAGGTAATTTGGAACGTCCTGTAAAGAAGGCTGCAGATAACAAATTGCTTTATATGCAACCATATACCCAACAAGCCGCACGTATTGTGGAACTGGATAATGATGTTCTATCAGCACGCTTCGGTTTACCTGCTATATATGAAATCGAAATGGTTAGTTCGTATAATATGGCTACAGATATTGCTTCAACCGCTTCGTCACCTTCAACTCCTAATGCCGGAGCTAAAGTGCGTGTGCATTGGACACGTATCGTGCATATCGCAGAAAATTGCCTGGAAAGTAACTTTTTGGGTACTCCTCGTTTGGAAGCTATTTACAATTTGCTGGATGATCTTTTGAAAGTAGCTGGAGGAACTGCAGAGACTTACTGGTTAACGGGTAATCGTGGACTACAAATTGATGTAGATAAAGATGCTCAACTGACGGAAGCTGATGCACAAGATTTGTCAGATGAAATTGATGAGTACCAGAATCAATTACGTAGGGTCTTGCGTACACGCGGAGTTAAGGTAAATACTCTGGGCGCAGATATTCCTGATCCTAAAAATACGTTTGATATGATAATCTCGTTAATTTCCGGTACCACCAGTATTCCTCGACGAGTATTGACGGGTTCGGAAGCTGGGCAGTTAGCATCTGACCAAGATCGTGCCAACTGGGCGGATAGGATTAAAGAAAGGCGTACCACTTTCGCTGAACCTTCAGTTCTGGTACCTTTACTTGCAGCTTTAATGAATGCTGGAGCATTACCTACTATTAAGTTATCCAAGCTAGATTACGTCTGGCCTCCTAACTTCCAACTTACCCCGCTGGAAGAATCACAATCCATGGCTCAGAAAGCTCGTGCAACGATTAACCTGGCTAAACAATACAATAAAGGTAATATGCCTTTAATGTCCATTGAAGAAGCTCGTATGCTGCTAGAATTGCCTGCAACACCTACACAAGGGCAAATTCCTGCTATGATAGTAGATACTCCATCAACAAAAGGTAGTACTCCTAAGGATACATCGAATCCGTTAAATGATCCTACGAATGATCCTAATGTACCGGATAATGCAGGACCAACATAAATTGCACCCATTTATCTCTAGCCGCTAAATGCGATGTCCCAGGCCTATCTTGGGACATCTTATTTTTTAGTTGATTTTTATTTTATGGTCCTATATAATATAAATTGATCATATATTACATAGGAGTGGTTATGTCTAAGATAGCTGGTGCAGTATTTCAAAAGACAAAAGTTATCGGTACAGGCAATGCAAAATTAATTACTATTAAAGGTTATCGTTCTTTCGATATTGCATTTCCTGACAGTAATGAAACTACCCGCTTCTATTATGCAATGCGACATACAGGTACTGGTGATTATGAAGAGGGTTACGGGTATATTAATCCTGAAGGCGAATTAGTACGTGATGAAGATACTCCTATTATTGCATCCTCTAATGATGGATTGCGGGTAAATTTTACTTCTGGCATTAAAGAAATTGTATGTGATGTACCAGCATCTATGCAAGAAGTGCTCACAGACCTAGACAATCATGTAATTACGGCAGTAACACCTACTATTGAATCTTTGTCAACGGATATTGCTACAGATATATCTACTGATATTACTAATGCGGCTATTTTAGATCAAATAGTGCCCTCTACAGGACGTTTAGCGACTGTAGGTAATTTTCCTGATCGTACATTAAGTTTTACGGACGCAGTTGCTAGTTTGGGACTGACAAAAATATTAGACCATAAATTTGGAACTAATGCTCCTCCTAGCGGTGCTACTAAAATTGGTGATGTCACTGCATTATCTACAAAATATCAACCGTTAGAATACCTATCTAACCCTGTAGTGATCAATCAGGAATTGCAGAGATATCCTATAGATTTTACTGCGTATCCAAACACATTACTCTGGAATCCTGATAACGTTGAATTGAATACATATATTCATAGTGGTGCACCTAACTTACCTAGCACACTTCCTACACAGAATTATACTTATGCACGGGTTATTACTGTTGCAGATGCGAGTGCGGCAAAGATCGGAACTGTTATTGGTCTTGGTGATGAAGCATACAACAATGTCCATTCTATGAGGTCACACGCCATTCGTGGGGCAGTTGCTGGTGATGTATACACAATGGCGATTGCAAGCCTTGTTACAGCCGCTCAAGGTGGCTTTGATGGTACAATCACTATCAACTCATATACTGCGGCCGGCGGAGATGATGACGCCCTTGCGAATGATCTTGTAACCAAGATCAATGCCAATGCTATTTTGGCGCAATTCAAAATTACGGCGATCAAGATGCCGAATGTTACCGGAGGATTCATTCTTACTTGGCCACGCCTCGGACAAGATGCTGTTAATGACTTTGGTAATAACGGAAAAGGCTCGTTGCGCTGGTTTACAAGAACATGGTCGCGCACAGGAACGGGGACTATTTATGAACCTCAAGAAGTTTATGGAGTGAATTATGTAGTTTCCAAATCTGGAAATACACTAACTTTGGCTCATCCGATTACGGTGACAACCGCTAGTGTTATTAAATTTAACCCAACCCGCATGATCGAATGTAATTCTTCTGGCGGACAGACTGTTTTTTCTCTTCCAGATGCCGCTGGTTTGACCGTCGGGCAGTGGGGAAATTATTCTTATCAGGACAATAACCCTAGGGCCATTACTGCTATAGATACCGTATCAAACCCTAAAACGATTACCCTTGATGCCACTGTTTATATGAACCCGGCAAACTGGATGACATTCTACGATTCCTATAAGGGGATTACTTCAGCAACTACAACCGCTGGAACGGTGTTGACATTCGCAGCTACTCCTCCAGGCATTCGTGTCGGGATGATCTACAATAACTATTTTCAATCTCCGGGTATGTATCATAATGATTTGAACATTGTAACGGCGGTTGATGCAACTACCGTTACTCTTAGCTCACCCGTTACCGCTGCGACTGGGACGACTTGTATCTTCACTCCATTTTTCGTTAGCGGGCAATTCTGGTCTAAATTCTTCCTGATGCCGGGTATAGACAGTAATACAGTTATTGCGATGGAAATGCGTGCAAAGTTTCCAGATGTGACTAAAATTGCTGGTTGGCCCGCATGGTGGTTATTCTCAAGTCCGGATGATCCTAATCCTATCACCAGTAACTCTCTTTTAGGTTCCTCTGAAATTGATATGATTGATACGTTCAACTATTGGAACAATTTTAATTCCAACAAAATCACCATGAACGCTCCATCGGGAGGGGTTACACTTGAAAGTAAATCCTATACAAATGCTAACAATATTATTGATGGCAATAATTTAGGTGATAAAGAACGTATCATTGGTATGATATGGACTAAGGATAAAGTATATTTTTACGTAGATGGGCAATTTATGATTGCGCGTGCAGCTACGTGGGCATATTATCGTCGCGCAAATATGGGTATTGACTTGGCGCATGGTAGTATGAAGACTGGATTTAATTCTAACGGATTTTTCCCCGTTGATTTTTCTCAGTATCCTATTAAATACCAGGTTAGTCAACTTAAAATTTGGTCTTGGCCTAACGTAACCCCCATATAGGTGCAATTATGAGTAAGCTTATGAATGATTTGGTTTTGGAAAAACTGTATGTACAAAACCGTCTAGAAAATTTAACTGCGATTGATCTATTGCCCATATTTCGTCCGGGTGCTGCTAATGCTATGTTAGGAGCTAGTAATTTAGCCGATTTAAAAGCATACGTAGCTCCCGGATATAAGGATGCTAACAACACGCAAACTTTTTCTATGACTACTGCAACAGCTATTACTACCACATCTAACACGGTAATTAATAGTAACGCGCTAGCACTTAAAGTAGCTGGTACATATTTGATAACTGCTGAATATATTATGGAGTATGCGGCAGCTACTTTTGCTGCGGCGCAAACAGTTACGTTAAAGTTGCGTCGGACTAATAATACTGCTGCCGATATTGAATCTCGGTCTTTGAAGACGGAAATTATTACTACAGGTACTAAAATATTTTCGCATGGGACTATTATAGGTATTGTAACAACTACTTCTAGTGCGCCAACTACGCCTGATGCCATTTCTGTGACAGGTAGTATTGGAACATTACCTTCAGCTGGAGCGTTAAACTTTACTAATATCCAATTAAAAGCTACACGGTTAATAGTCTAGGAGAATTAAATGTCCGGTAATGGTATTAATATCGGTCCGATTGGAAGTATGCCTACTAGTACCATAGGAGGCACATCACTTCAGTCAGTATGTATTAAAGGGCAAATAACTCAGATAATCTATTTGCAGGGGATATTAAATCAATGTTAGATATTAAGCTAGTACAAGGTAATAGTGTTGAATTACGTTTTCAGGTGACGGATGCTAACGGAACATACATAAATTTTGATACATGGGATATTGCCGAAATATATTGGGTTGTCAAAGAATCTTTAGACAGTACTGAAACTGTACTGGAAAAACGTTTTTCTTTGGATGAAATTGTTCTTACAGATTCTTTTGAGGGACAATTTGCTATATATTTAAGTGCTACTGATTTGGCTAATCTTGTAGGTAATTATTTTCATGAAGCAGTTATTCAAACTACTTCAGGCGATGTGTACACCATAATTAAAGATGCGGAAATGGATGCGCAAGCATTTATTGTACGCAAAAGTTTGACACAAGATACCTTATAGATAATACCTACCAAAATATTTTTAAATATTCCTAATATTTTTGTTGATTTCCCTTAATTTGGTCCTATATAATAATAATAGGTCAACAATAAGGAATCGATATGCTTGTACATGATTTTTCCAAAATTAGTTTAACAACTTCTGCGGCAGATACTTCAGGTGTACGAAGAGAACAATTCCAAGGCACAGAACATTTAGTCATACCTATTGTAGCACTAGTTGAAGGTGTATTACACTCCAGTAACGCTATGTACCCAGAATTAGCATTAGCTAGTGAATTTGGTAAAGTACCAGTTAGCTGGAATGGGCGTCCAGTTACGATTAATCATCCTATGGTTAATGGAGTTAATGTGAGTGCATCTCAATCTCCAGAAGTATTTCAGCAAGAAGCTATCGGGTTTTTATTCAATACTAAAGTAGAAGACAATAAACTTAAAACTGAGGCCTGGATTAACCTAGATACCGTAGCTAAAGCAGACCAACTTACCCAAGATACCGTTGCTCGTTTAGAAACTAATGATTCCGCAGATGTGGTAGAAGTATCCACAGGGCTTTTTCAGATGATGGAAGCTTCTACAGGACGTTTTAACGGTAAAGCGTTTATGGGAGTTTGGCGAGAAATTATCCCAGATCATTTGGCTATTCTGCAAAAAGGTGTTGAAGGTGCATGCTCTGTAAAAGATGGTTGTGGTGCACGCGTTAACCTTATGCGGGTAAACTGTGCTTGCCAACAATCTTCTACACCTGCCGTAACTATTCCTGCTGCTAACAGTATTATCATTGATGACAATGCTTCTGTTGAGCGTACAACCTTTTTACGAGGCCTCAAGAATAAATTTACTGGGATCTTCTTTGCTAAGAATGCCGGAGCTGAATTGTCTGATACCGATACACGTGCAGCTATTCAATCCGCATTATCTGCTGAAGATGGTGACCGTTATTATGATATTATTGCAGTCTTTGCTACGCATGTTGTTTACTGCAGTTCTTGGGAAGGAACGCTAGAACAACGTAGCTATGAAATCTCATCCAAAGGCGAAGTTGTCTTGGGTAGTGAGAAGGTAAGGGTTCGTCCCGAAACCACATTTGTTCCCGTAACGTTCAAGGAGGACTCCAGGATGAACAAGAAAGAACTAATCGACGGACTTATTGCCAATACGGCTAACAAGTTCGCAGAAACTGATCGTGCTTCACTCGAAGCACTTAGTGAAGATATGCTGACTAAACTGAGCTCGGTAGATAGCTTGGTTGAGGAAACTTCTCAAACAATTGAAGTGCCTGCACCAGTAGTTAATGCAGCTACTCCAGAAGAATTCCTGCGCACAGTACCTGAAGAAATGCGTTCGATGTTTGCTGAAGGTCTTCGTATGCAACAAGATCGCAAAGATGTTCTGGTAAAAGAACTTCTGGCAAATACGCGTAACGGTTTTGAAGAAACTGAACTGCGTGCAATGGAAATTTCCCGTTTGGAAAAACTGGCGAAATTGGGTGACCTCCCAAGCTATCAAGGTCGTCAAGGTGGCGCGCCTGTTACCGTGAACGCAGCAGATGCTGTTCCACGTGCACCGGTAGCCTTTCCAGTTAAACAATAAGGAGAAATCTACATGCCAACTCAAAGAACTATCCTCTTGAAAGGCCGTGGAATTGCTAAAGAAGGTGTAGCAGGTGGTGCAATCACTCCTGGTATGCTTGTCGCACTCAATTCCTCCGGTAAATATATCGCGCACAATGCTGCCGGTAAAGCCACCACTCCAGTATTTGCGCGTGAAAACGAACTTGCTGGTAAAGGTATTAATACTGCATATGCTCTTGATGACACGGTTTTCGTAGAAGCCGTAGGCCGTGGTTGTGAAGTATATGCGCTAGTAGCTGCTAACGCCGCTGCCATCGTAATTGGCGATAAACTTGTATCAGATGGTGCGGGTGGCCTTAAAAAAGCTACTACCCCTGCTGATGTAGGTGCCTCATTCAACCAGACCGCAATTAACAATGCTGTCACCGCGGCTGCTGAAACGATCCTTGCGATTGCTTTGGAAGCTGTTGACAACAGTGCTAATGCTTCTGCAGCCCGTCTTACCGTGGAGATTGTATAATGACTGCTCTTGTAACTAATTCTACTTCACTTATGAATTCGCTGGGTGGTGGTTCTGCTACTGCTATGCGTCTTCTTAATAGTGGTTTCGATCATAACGCTTTGCGTACCAACGATGTCCTTCTGAAAGATGAATGGATTAAAATGGATGAAGCTGTTATCGAAGTTGCCCGCCAACGTTTGCGCGGAGTTGCCGACTTGCTTAATGCTGGTCTGCGATATCCTGTAGCAAATGCTTTGGGTGTCACCCGCATCGAATGGCAACGTCAATCGGATATGAATCCAGCTGAAGTGTCTATGTCTGGAGTTACTCCTGGACAAAGCGATCATCTGGAGTATGATCTGGTTGGTATGCCATTGCCAATTATCCATAAAGATTTCAACCTCAATATTCGTGCATTGCATGCATCGCGTAATGGTGGTAATCCATTGGATACTACGCAAATTAAGCTGGCCACGCGTTTGGTAGCTGAAAAAGCAGAAAACATCCTCTTTAACGGTATCAGTTCCATTAAAGTGCAGAACTCGACCATCTATGGTTATAAAACTGCGCCTAACCGTAACACCGGATCGTTAACTGCGGGTGCTTGGGATTCTACACCAGTAGGTGATTCTATCCTGTCGGACGTATTGGCTATGGTACAGAAAGCTTACGACGATCATATGTATGGTCCGTTCGTACTGTATATCCCTCTGAACATCATGACTTACTTGGGTAATGATTTCAAGGCCAACAGCGATAAATCCATCCTGCAACGTATCAAAGAAATCGAAGGTATTTCTGATGTACGCGCTTCTGAGCAACTTAGCAATGAAGCTATCCTCGTACAACTTACCTCTGATGTAGTTGATATGGTTGATGGTATCCAGCCTACGGTTCTTTCTTGGGAATCGCATGGTGGTATGGTACTTAACTTCAAAGTACTTGCCATTATAGCACCACGTATTAAGGCTGACTTTGCACTGCAAAGCGGTATTGTACACTATACTTAATAGCCTATAAAAAGGAGACTTTATAATGGCAAATACCCCAGCCCCAGCCCCAGCGGCAGCAGCACCTAAAGCAGCTGCTCCTACTGGACCGACTAAACGCAAATACGTAGTTATTGCAGGTAAAACTTTCGTACGAGATGCTCAGGGTGAAGAAGTTCGCTATGACATTGGTGAATACGTAATGTTAACTGATGCAGAAGCTGCAGGACGTACTAACCAAGTACAACTTTTTGTACCGGCACAAGACGCTAAAGCTAAAAATGAAGATAAAGACGAATAGATGTTAAGAGTCAACGATACCGAAGTAAAGAAGCTTATTGACACGAATAGAGATACTACTATCTTTATTCAGCAAGCTAACTTGATTGTCAATGAAGAATTAGTCGGTAAAGGACTCTCAGCAGAACGTCTCGTATCTATTGAACTATACCTGTCAGCCCATTTCACGGCCTTAACGGAGGAACGTGGTGGGCTGACAAGAATGAAGAGTGGCGATGCCACTGAAGACTACATGATTGGCAAAGGCCAAGGATTTTCAGGTACTCGTTATGGTCAAATGGCTATGGATATGGATACCTCAGGCACATTAGTTACTATTAACCGAAATGCACAACGAGCTGAATTCCGTGTGGTATAAATGTCTAAAAATTTTTCGACCCCACGAAGATATCTAACGCACCAGATCACTTGGTGGAAACTCGTAGCAATCAATGCTGCGGGTGAAGCTATTTTTAATCCCCCCGTAGTTATTGCAGGCCGATGGGAAGATAAACAAGAATTATTTCGTAATCGTACCGGCGATGAAGCCGTCAGTAACGCCGAAGTATTAGTAGATCGTGACCTTGAAATAGGTGACTACATTTTATTGGGCGCATCAGCTATTCGCGATCCGTCGCTCACACAAGCCCAGGCTATCCGCCAGTTTACTAAAACCCCGGATTTACGTAATTTGACTAATACGCGAAAGGCGATATTGTAATGACCAAATTTCGCGCATATATCGGAAGTCATCGAATTTCCCGTAGTATGGACCCGAGTTTAGCCGGCTATACTCAAAGCATTCGTAAACAGATGGCATCAATTGAAGCCGCTATTAATGATTTGTGCAATTCTTTTGAACAGATTACTCCTGATGTATTAAACGATGCACTTACACCTACTTTTGCTAAAGCACTACTCTATACACCTCATAAAACAGGTGCCCTGAGAGCCAGTGGCTACCTGCTTACTAAAGTGAACGGTAAGCAAATACATGGAGAAATCGGTTTTGGTAAGGGTGGTAAACCATTCTATGCAGTATATGTACATGAAAGAACTGATCTAAAACACGCAGAACCTACACGTGCTAAATGGTTAGAAGCAGCTATCAATGAAGATATTGCACAATTTCCGGCACGTCTAGTACAGGCATATAAGCAGCGGAGTGGATTAGTATGATTGAATTAGAAGAAGGCATGGTAGAAAAGCTAGTTAATGCAGGTGTAGGTAAATACCCTGCATCAACTACCATAGATACCAAAGATTGGGTAATTACTTACGGCAAACTTGCAGCAGAGCCTATGGCAGTTGTAAATATACGCGTAACTGCTGGCCAAACAGCTAACCCTAAATTTTTGCTAGATTATCCAGCCGCTCAATGCCTGATCCGAGGCCATAAAGGCAAGTACACTGAAGCTAAAAAAATTGCATATAGAGTAAAGGATATTTTATTAGGAATTACTAGCCAGACTGTAAAAGGAATACACTGGGTAGCAATAACAATGCAAGGGGATGTTTTATATTTAGGGAATGATGAAAATGATTGTCCGATGTTTTCAGTCAATTTTCAATGTATAATTGAGCCACCAACTAACTCTGATACTAACCGCATACCACTTTAAGGAGAGTAAACTATGGGAACAAAAACAGTAGCAGTATCTACCGACGATATTACATATAATACATTGCCTGGAAACTCTGGTGAACTTAATAATGAAGCTGGAGCAATTGATGATACTATCTTTGGTCAAGCATATAAGTCCAGTGAAACCGGTTTAATCAACTGGGGAGTAAAAGCTCCTGCATTTTTTAAAGGTTATGCCGGTTACTTGGCTAAAATTAAGAAGCAGGGTACATCAACTGTTATGACTACCGAGGCTATGACATTAGTCTCAGGTAAAACATACAAAATTACTAATACGGCCAAAAATGTTTGGAATAATACTGTAGCACCTACTGTATTTGATAATGGTGTTAACCAGACTGCAAACGTACTCTCTATCAACTACTTGTTTGGGCAGATTACTTTTAAAGCTTCCTACACACCTACTGGGCCTGTTACAGTTACTGGAGCTTATTACCCGACGGTAACTTTAGGTAGTACTATGTCATATACACTGACGCAGACTGCAGAAGCCGTAGAAAATACTGCTTTTGACGTAGCACAATCTAATGGTGGTTATCGTACATATACGGGAGGCTTAAAAACTGTAAGTTTGGAATTAGGCGGTTTCTACAATATTTCTTCTGCATTGCGTGCCGCATTACAAGCACGTGGAACTTTCTTAATTGAGATTGATCCTTCTGGTACGGGTAAATCTGTTGCACGAGGATTCTTTAAACTGCTTAAGGATGATCAAAGTGGTGATGTAGGCGCTTTAGAAGAAGAATCGGTTAATTTCGAATTACAGGTTCCTGCATCAGATTATGTTCCATATGGATGGATGCATGACGCTACTACGACTCTACACACATCCATTCAACAAACACTTGCTGCATGGGAAAATAGTACATCAATTAATGTCAAGTATCTTTATGACGGTACTAATGGCATTAAAGGTAGTGCAATTGTTACAGACGTTACTCTATCTAGCGGCCTGGACAATATGAACGAGTTTCAAGCCAGTTTCCAAGGGAGTGGAGCTCAAACTGTGGTAGGTACGGGTTAATAGTACCTACTAATCATCAACCTGTCTAACATCTGAGGTATAATATGACAGAATCATCTATAAGAGATCAACTTCGTGCAACTATCTTTAGTTCCACGAATGCTGAATACAAACGTATTCCTTATGTCTATAAGGGTGCACAATTAGAGCTGAAACAGCCTAATTTAGAGCAAGTAAATCAATTGTGGCAAATTGAAGGTACTACAGCTAGAGCTATTTATATGCTTATTGCTTTAGCATATGTTCCAGGTACGGATATCCGTGTTTTTGAAGACACTGATCAAGATAATCTAATTCAGATGCCGTATGGAGCTGAAATGGTGCGTCTAACGGAAATTATGACAGAGTTTATCACAGGTAATTCTAAGGAAAGTGAAAAAAACTTAGAAGCAACTCCAAGCTCTATTCCGTCTACGCATTAGCCGAGTTGCTAGGCAAATTTCCTAAAGAAATACTACAACAATGTACGGTAGACGATCTAAATAATTGGATTGCGTACATGAAAATTAAAGAAGAACTTGCGAAAAAACGCAATAAGAAAACTAAACCCTAACCCTGAGGACTGTACATGACTAAATATAGTGTAGGTGATGTAACCTTTGGGTTAGGTGCAGATATTCGAGGCTTAGACAAAGCACGATCAGTTATGCAGCAATTTGGCCGCGAAGTTGATCGTGTGGCGTCTTCTCAAGCTCAAGGTGCCAATGCTGCAGTAGCTGCTATGGCCAGACAAGAAGCTGCAATGCGTAGAGCCCTTAATACCACTGTACAGCTGCAAAAAGAATTACGCAATACAGGTGCACCAACATCACTGCTATCGCAATCAACCAATTCCTTTAACGCTCTTACGCGTGCAATGTCGCGAGGAGTACTTAACGCATCCGATTATAATAGGGCAATTGATCGGTTTAAAGTATCTACAGATAAGGTAAAGGCTGCTTTAAGAAATATTGAACCTCCTACAGAGCATGTACATGCTTTTTCCAAAGCATTACGTGATTTACAATCAACATCAGTATTGGCTGTAGGACCTCTATCAGGTATTGGTACTCGTATAGGTGCTTTCACTGCTATTAGTAATCGTTCTACTTTAGCTATAGCAGGTTTTATTACGGGTGCTACTGCAGCAGGTTTAGCTGCATATAAATTAGGTGAAGCGGCTTTAACCACTTCATTACAGATCCAACGTATTGAATCTGCCTTATACGCATCAGCAGGTTCAGCTACTATGACTGCAAATGAATTTAATTATGTTACAGGAGTATCTAAACGCTTAGGACTGGATTTAAGTTCAACTGCACTAGCTTACTCACAATTTGCTGCCGCAGTACAAGGAACTACCTTAGAAGGTGAAAAAGCTAAGAAAGTATTTGAAGGTACTGCTACTGCTGCTTCAGCGTTGAAATTGTCTGCAGCCGATACTGAAGGTATCTTTAGAGCATTAACTCAAATGATGTCTAAAGGCACTGTACAAGCAGAAGAATTACGCGGACAATTAGGTGACCGTATCCCTGGAGCATTTAGAGACGCTGCAGCGGCTATGGGTATCTCTGAACGTAAACTTGGGGAACTCATGAAAAAAGGAGAAGTCCTTTCAAGTGACTTGCTTCCTAAATTAGCTGACAGATGGCAAGAAGTTTATGGTGATGCCGCCATAAGATCTGCGACAGGACTGCAGGCAGCTATTAACAATACTACTACGTCACAAACGCTATTTAACAAAGCATTAGATGAACATTTTAGTATATCTGCTACCGCTGCACATGGATTAGCTACGTACACAAGTGCCTTAGATTTTCTAACGGAGAGACTTAATAGTAGTCAAGAAGCTGTAAATGCCTGGAATATTCAGGTGGCTACGGACACTGATGCATTTATTAAAGCGCAGACTAAAGCTACGACAGCTTCGAAGGATCGTGTTAAAGCGTATATCCAAGATGTGAAGGCAATGATTGAGGCTGCCAAGACCCAGACAATTGCATTACAACAGCAAATAGACACTCAGGCGTCTATGTTAAAGTTTAATATGTCTTTTGCTAGCGTACATCCTATCGCGCGTTTTATGCTGGGTGATAGTATGCAACGTAATCTGGCAGACATTGCTAAAAATGCTCAAGCCAAAAAAGAACAAGAAGATGCTATTAAACATGCGGAAGAACAATTAAAAGCATTAGATAAATTAGAAGCTGCGGCTAATGATAATTCCACCACAGGTACTGGTAATGGCGATGGTGGCAATACAAATACGAATAAGCTAAATAAATATACGGAAATTAACGACAGTTTACAAGTAACTATTGACCGCACTAAAGAACTTAATTCACTACCTGACTTCTGGTTAGGTGGTACCGCTTCCTTGGATGCATTCAATAAAAAACTAGAACGTGGCAAACAGCTAGAGCAATTTAAAGATAAGCTTATTCTTGCAGGAGTATCTCAGGAGGTATTCAATGCAAAAGTGGCTGAATTTAATCGTGTTATGCAGGAATCTGATGCTGCCGAACAACGTTTTGAACAAATTCGTCGCAAAGCCGAAGCATTAGATACTTTGGGCGGTAATGCTTTAGATAGTTTTGGAACATTCTTAGAAGACATTGAGTCTAAAAGCAAAACAGTAGCTGAAGCCTGGACTGATATGGTTAACAGCATTATTAAAGATCTGCAACGTTGGGCGCTTCAACAACAAGTTATCCAGCCGCTTAAAGACCTGTTCCTAGGCACTTCCAGTGGTGGAGGTGTCTTAGGTAGTATACTGGGAAGTTTAGGCAGTTCATTTAGTGGATTGTTTGGATCTACTAGTAATTCCGTGTCTTCTACGTATGGAGTCTCGGGTAGTCTAGGATCTACTTTAGATACATTATACGGTTCTTCAGTTACCGGTGGTGGAAGAGCATCGGGTGGAAATGTGTTTGCAGGACAATCATACTGGGTAGGTGAACAAGGCCCTGAAAGATTTATTCCTAATACTTCGGGACATATTTTATCTAATGATGCATCTTTAGGTCAAGCATCAACAATTATGCAGGTAAATATCTATAATAATACTAGCGCAACTGTAAGTGCGCGTCAAAGCTCTGATGGTAAAAGTATGGAAATCACTATTGACGAAACTATTGCTAAGGCAATTAACTCAGTGGGTTCACGTTCGAATAAAGCGGTACGGAATGCAAGTACCAGAATTGCAGGTAGATAATGGCTGTAAGTGTAATTGATTGGCCTACAAGTTTGCCACAACAACCGTTAATTGAAGGCTTCCAGGAGTCTCCTGCAGGCATGAAAATTCGTACACCTATGGATGCAGCAGTAGCTAAACAGCGCAATAGATTTAGCAATACTGCATATAAATTTACCGCGCCATTTTTAATGACTAATGCACAATATACTACGTTCAAAACTTTTTTTAATGATACCTTAAATTTTGGTACCTTGGAATTTAACCAGCAAGTACCTGGAAATACTTCCACTACACAAGTAGTAAGGTTTACTGATGAAAATTATACCCCATCCTTTTTGGGTAATTTAGTTCGCGTAGTATGTAATTTGGAGATTTTACCATGACTACTCCTAGTCCTGAGTTAATTGAAGCTATAACAGCCAGAAGTACTGCGGAAGTATTTCTGTTTTTGCTCACTATTACGCATGCTGATTTAATTACTCCCATTTATGTAACCAATGACACCCAAGAAACTTTATCTAATGGGCAGTTAGGTGTAGTATCGAATGGCATTGAATTTACTTATATTCCTTTCCAGTTCATATTACCTACGTTGGAAAAAGATAGTATTCCAACTACTTCTTTATCCTTAGACAATACTACAAGAGAGATAGTCTCTGTTCTGACTAATATTAATACTCCACCTGAAGTACGTATTCAGATAGCATTGTCAAGTCAACCTGATGTTATTGAATACGACTTACAAGGTTTTAGAATAGCTACTGTAGAATGGGATGCCATGACCATTACAGGCACTTTAACGGTGGAACAATATTTTAATGAACCTTATCCTAGTGTGAAATTCACTCCTTCACGTTTTCCGGGATTATTTAAAGGTAGATCTTCTGAGGTAGGTGTATAATGTGGGCAGGTGAATATTTAACCATTCCTTTTGTAGATCATGGACGCGATCATTCAGGATGCGATTGTTATGGATTAGGCAGATTAGTATTGAAGGAACAGAAAAATATTGAGTTGCCTAGCCTACTGGATGTTTATGATGATATTAAAGATACTGCAAAATTGCAGCAACATATTACGTATACTGCCGCTCAAGAAAAGATGTGGCAACCTATTCCTAAAAATAATGAACAGGAATTTGACTTTATTATAATGCGTATTATGGGATTACCAGTTCATATGGGCATTGTAACGCGTAAAGGTTGGATGTTACACATTATTGATGGTTCCAATGCAAACGAAGTTCCCTATACTAAAGGTGAATGGAGTTTACCTGGAAAGATAATTGGATTTTATAGGCACAAAGAATTATGCAAACAATAATCCCAGCTAATGCCCCTTTAGTAGTACCTGCACGTCGCGCTACAATGACTGGAATCAATGTAGCTGCATCTGCATACCCTTTTACTACTGGTATGGAATCTTATATAGCATGTGCAGGAATGAATATTGCCGAAATTCTTGAATATATTTCAGGATTTCCATTGGAAGCACTGGTAGGACATGTATACCTAAATGAACAGTATATTCCGAAAGAATATTGGCATGTAATATACCCAAAAGAAAATACTACTTTAACCGTTAAATTATTGCCAGGTAAAGGTAAAAAGAACCCACTAGGTATTGTACTTATGGTAGCCGTAGTGGCTGTAGCAGCTTGGGCAGGACCTGCATTAGCGGGAGCCATGGGATTTAAAGCAGGTACTGTAGGTTTTACTATAGCTTCTTCTTTAGGATCTGCTGCAGTAAATGCTGTGGGTTCTTTGTTAATTAATGCTATAGCACCACCAGCCCAACGTAAATCAGGCGCTACGGGTAATACTACTTCTCCTGCAACCCAATTTATTCAGGGCGCACGTAATACCGTGGACTACTACGGGGTTGTTCCAGTAGTATTAGGTAGATGTTTACACGTACCCCCATTAGCTGCATTGACATATACCGAAACATCGGGAGAAAAACAATACGCACGTCAATTATTCTGCTTGGGTATGGGCAAATATAATGTATATAATCCTAGTATCGGCACTACTGCTATTACTGAATATGATGAGGTAGAACTTAACCAATATACTGCAGGTGAAGGTGAAGATGCTAATCTACAATTGTATACCAATTCGGTGTATCAAGAAGATTTATCTTTGCAGTTAACTCATGCTGCTGATTGGGTTATACGAACATCCCAGCCATCCGCGGATGAAGTTATTTTAGATTATACGTATCCTAAAGGTATGACTAAATATGATGACAATGGTAAAAAGCAAACTACCAGCGTAACGATTGAGGTGCAATGGAGTGTTGCAGGTGCAAATACTTGGAGCACATCTTCTTTCGTGAAAATTTCCGCATCAACCACTGCTGCCCAACGTAAATCTTTGCGCCTAGAATTAGCTGGAGGCACTTATGATATTCGGCAACGCCGTGTAACGACTGATGCTACCAGTGATAAGGTTTTTAATGAATCCTGGCTAACATCTATCAAAACTGTTACTTACGAAAACCCGGTAGCTTTGAAGGGTGTATCATTGGCTGAAATGCGTATTTTAGCTACTGACCAGTTAAACGGTGCAGTGGACCAGTTTGGGCAAATACAATACAGTGTAATTCCTGACTATGATGAAGCAACTGATACCTGGATTGAACGTGAATCCAATAATCCGGCATCCTTGTTTAGATGGGTAGCTCAAAACTCGGCATTATTTAGAGATGGTGGTGGTAATCCATTAGTAGATTCACCTAACGCACGCCCTTTGACGGATGATCGTCTAATTATTGCTGACTTAGAAGATTTTCATACCTATTGCAAAGATCAAGGTTATACCTATAATGCGGTAATTAACTTTGAAATATCTGTCTGGGACATGCTAACGGAAATTGCTGCCGCAGGCAGGGCTGCCCCTAGCCTAGTCGATGGTAAATGGACAGTCATTATTGATAGAGTTCAAACTACTTATGCACAGTATTTTACTCCTGCAAATACTTGGGGATATACTGCAGTAAAAGTATTTCCGGAATTACCTGATGCTATCCGCGTTACTTTCGCCAATGAGCTGAAAGGATTTAACGATGATGAAATGCTTGTCTATAATGATGGCTTCAATAAGGACAATGCACGTAAAATTGAAGGCTTAGAACTTAAAGGCATTACACATCCTAATGCTGTATGGAAACATGTTCGAGAACACTTAGCTACTATGAAATTGCGTCCAATAGAGCATAGTTTCTATTGTGATGTCGAACATCTTGTAGCCACTCGCGGACGTTTGATTAAATTTGCCCATGATGTACCTTTAATAGGAGTTGGTCAAGGATACATTAAAGAGGTACTTACAGACGGAGGTTCTCCTGCTAACGTAGTGGGCGTAATCTTAGATAGAGCTGTTACTATGCAGGCAGGAAAACAATATAGCCTGCGCATCCGCTCTTCTGTAGACCTAACCAGCTTGTACAAATCGGTTCTTATGCAAGTAGGTAATACCGACTATTTAACTTTTGTTACCCCGTTTCCAGCGAGTACCGGGGCACATGTAGATGAATTATTTATGTTTGGAGAAACAGGTACTGAGTCTATTGACTTGGTAGTTAAAGATATATTTCCAGATAAAGATTTTACAGCCAAACTTGTCTGTGTGGATGCTGCACCTGAAATTTTCCAGGCTTCACAAGGGACAATTCCAGAGTTTGTATCTTCTATTACTCTTCCGGCAGAATTACAGCGTCCGGCATCACCTATAATTAAACAAATACAAACGGGTGCAGAAGTTCAAGTACGTAATGCTGATGGATCAGTGTCTTCACGCATGGTCATTACTTTGGAGAATGTAAATGGTTTTGATGTAGTGCCAGTAGTTAATATTCGAAATGCTGACGCTACAGATTTTTCGCCAGCTACTATATTATTTGCCAACGCAACACAGGTAATTATTGATGGTTTAGATCAAGATGTCCGTTATGACCTTAGCATAATCTATCGCCGTGTAGGTAACACATCTTCTTACGGAATAAATACTAACGTATTTTCAGCACCTACAGTTGCTAACTTGGTATATTTTGATGGTATTACAGATAATCCGCCTAACGTAGCTAACTTACAAATTCAGTTAGTTAATGGCCTAGCATTACTTACATGGGATGCTGTTACGGTAATTGATTTTGATCATTATGAAATACGTTACACCCCTAATTTAACCGGAGTTTCTTGGTATACGGCAATTAGTGTTAAGGATAATCTGCAAACTAATGAAACTGTACTCGCAGCAGGTACAGGTACATATTTAATTAAAGCATTTGATACCGGAGGACGGTCATCTGCATTAGAAACAACTGTTAGTTTGTCAGTAGTTAACGAAGGTGTTAACGCTGTAGAAACTATTACGGAAGATCCTACTTTTGCAGGTACACATTCTAATACATTGGTTACTGGAGATGATAGATTAGAATTGGACGATTTAACTTTAGGTACAGGTACATATATATTCAGTGACATGGTAGACTTGACTGATGTTTATCCTTGCCGCGTAATTCCTCATATAGTGGCTAATGGACGTAATATTGGGAATACATTAGATCAATGGCCTAACTTGTCTGAAGTTACATCTCTGGCAGGATCTGATCCTTCTACATGGTCAGTTGCATTAGAAGAAGCACATACTGACGATGATCCTACCGGATCACCAGTATGGACTGCTTGGGCACCAATTACTATTGGAAATTATATTTTTAGGGCGCAAAAATATAGAATTACTTTAACAGGTAATGGTTCTAACGTAACACCTTCAATTGAGGAATTAAGTGTTTTAGTCGATATGCCTGATCGCGTGGAAAAAGGTTTAAATATCACAGTTTCAGGTACAGGTATTGATATTACATATAGTCCAGCATTTAAAGCTACACCAGTATTTACGTATGCACTAATTGATGGACAAGCATTAGATCAGGTAATAGTAACTAGTGAAACCGCTTCAGGGTGTCATGTACAGGTTACTAATGCAGGAATGAACGTTACACGGCACATTAATTATCACACTATTGGATACGGAAGGGTACAATAATGGCACAATTTACTTTTGGTAATATTGATGAGGCAACTACTGATGGTTTTGATCTAGCTGCCATGTTAGAAAATTTTGAGGCAGCAATTAACTCAGCGCATGCAGGAAATGCAGCACCAAGTTACAAAGTGGCTGGTATGGTATGGAGAGATACTACCTCTACACCGCATGTTTTTAAATACTATGATGGAGCGAACTGGATTACTATTGCTACAGTAAATCCAACTACTCACGTGTATACGCTATATAATCAAGGTACCGCACTTACCGCTGCCGCGACTGCTGCTATGGGTGATGGTGTTGAAATTGTTTCAAATGCTGTTACTGTTAAATTGGACGGCAGTACTTTAGCTAAAAGTGCTTCGGGATTAAAAGTGGCTGCAGGTAGTATTGGTGCCACTGAACTCGCGGCTACGGCAGTTACTGCAGGTTCATACACTAATGCCAACATTACGGTTGATTCAGATGGACGTTTAACTGCCGCTGCCAATGGTTCGGGTGGTACTATTGTTGTTAAGCAAGGTAATTTAGATACTTCACAAGGTACTGTAAGTGTAAGTAATACAGCTGCCAATGGAGTTACTTGGACTACAACAGCAATATTGCCGGGAGGTGAATATGGATTTTTCCCTACCTCAGCACTTAGTGCTACTATTTCTGGTGCAGCTATGGGGTGGGTTATTTCACGCAACGCGGCCACCTATGCTACCAGCGTACGAGGATTTTGTTGGGGTGATTCAGGAGCCTCAGGTAATCGCACTACATATGCTGCGCAACGTTATGTTAATGCATCCCCTCCATATGATATTGGCAATGGAGAAATTGCTGGAGCACTCTACCTACTTGTAGACAAGCAACTTAATATTTTAGGAACATACTTTGCAGATGCACCATCTTGGATTTACAATGGTCCAACTGATGTTATGCCAGTATATGTAGATAAGCCTGCTAACAAGAAATACCGTAATAAACGTCAAGCAATACATACCTTAGACGCATACTTACAACATGGGCAGACAGGCATTCTCACCCCTCCAACAAGTTTTGCAACACAGTATGATGCTTTGTATGCAGAAATTGTTATTCCAGAATTACGTAGGGCTAAAAATGCTTTATCAGCAGATTCTTGGAAAGGTCAGCAGGGACGTATTGCACGTAAATTGCAAGATAAGATATTAGAACGTATTGTAACTAACCATTTGGAAGAAGTTACCCAAGATATGGTGAATGCCGATATGCAATTAATTCCACATCCATTTGAAGTGCAAGAAGGGCAATCAGTATTAATGGTTGGTTTATATGATCCTGCTTTGCGCGATTTATTAGTACTTCAAAACCAAGGCGAAGATATTATAAAGGCTCTATACGATGGCAAAATAAAATTTGATACAGATCCTATAGAAGGTCTTTATGCCCCTAAAGGAGTAAACTTAGTTAATTTAATATTCTAGCCAGAATGAACATTTTACTAGGAGTACATAATGCAAACCGAACTACCATTAGAAACACCCCCACAGGCTGAGGATAAACGTAAGATGGATAAACTTATACTAACACAACTAGTACGTATAGAAGCTAAAGTAGATAAGCATGGCGAAGCATTAGAACGTTTAGCACGCACTGAAGAACGTGTAACCGTCTTGCTGGAGTCTTTTAAAGAACTTACTTCAAAGGATCTTAAATTGGAAGCTCGTATCATTGCTTTAGAACAGGAAGTAAACGAAGCACGTACAGTGGGACGTACATGGAAACGTACATTACAAATCATAGCAGCAGCGACATTAATCTTTTTAGGAAATCGTTATAGTGAGATTATGAGTGATTTACGTCATTTCGTAGCTGACACTATTAAAGGGCCCACACAATGAACGAAGAAGAATTTTTTGATTATTGCCTGCGATCAGTATTAGCATGGGAAACTGCAGAGTACACTAATGATCCCGATGATCCTGGAGGACCTACAAAATATGGAATTACGCAAAAAACCTTGGCAGCGTATAGAAATCAGAAGGTCACAGCAGAGGCTGTACGTAACCTTACATACACTGAAGCAAAACACATATACAGAAGGAATTTTTGGAACCAGTATAATTGTAATCTATTGCCGCGACCGCTTGCCTTACTCCTGTTTGACGCATGCGTAAATCAGCCCGGACACGTAATGTGTGAGTATATGCAACAAGCTATTGGAGGCATTACTGTAGATGGCAATATTGGACCTAAGACTGCGCAGGCAGCGGCTAAAGGTAACATAAAAGAAATAGCTATTAACTTCATGTCCTACCGAGCAATACGTTACGCCTCAAAAAGTACGTTTGCTAAATATGGACGTGGATTAATGCGTAGGATGTTTGATATGCAAACACGCTTCGCAGAACTAAGCACGTTAAATTAACCATTGCATAAAGGAGATATACATGAATCAAGCAATGATTACAAGTACTATCAGGCACCTTATCACCGGTTACGGTGCAGTGCTTGTTAACCAAGGGTACACTGATAATTCCACTTTGGAACTTATTAGTGGTGGTATTGCCGCAGCTATTGGGCTTGCATGGTCGTACTATACTAAACGTAAAACTGCCTAACTATTACTGTAAGAAAGGATTAATATTATGGCACCATTTCTATTTTTAATGACTGTTCTGATTGCTGGAGGCCTCGTTAACGAAGGTTACGATAAGTGTGTAGAGACCAAGGGCTTCAAAGCTTGTGCTGAGAAGTTCGTAGACTCTAAACAGCCTGCAGATTACTCCAAACTGAACTCGTAGGCAATTATGGACGCTTCATCGATAGTAGCCGCAGGTATTGCAGCAATTGGAGGCCTTGGATTTATAGGACTGATATACTTCACCTATAGGCAAGGTAAACAGTCACAAATTAACGAACAAGGAAAATCTGATGTCAAGCAACTTAAGGAACAACTCGCTGAAGCGTCTAAGTCTAGGCCTACTAGTACTGATGATCGTAACAGCATGCACGATGGTACCTTCTAACGTAGTGCTATACGAGCAACAGTACTCTAAAGAGGAATTAACTGCTTTGGAGATGGAATTAAATACCAAATGCCCCATTAGTAAATCGGCTGAAGGTATAGAAGTACATTCATGTCCTATGATTGATAGGATTGTCTCTGATTACCGTGCTTTAAGGGCCAAAGTTAAACTGGCCCGAAAAGCTGGTTAAGAATTCACAAGTCTCCTGTGAAAGAAATCTCCCGGTTGTCCTCAGCTCCGGGAGATTTTCTTTATCTGTTAGCCCGCTAAACGGCGATGCGTAGGCAATATAAGTGCCTCTAAATGGCGTTTTCTATTGACCGTGAATTCCTTGTTTAAAATCAATGGGATATTATATGTCATTAAGCACAATAGTTAAAAAGGTAACTAATATTGTTAACAACTCTGGACCGAGATACCGTCCCGGCAGTGGCGCGAATGAAATCTTTATGGATGTAACGGCATGCTTTAAGTAAATGCAAGATTCTAGGCTGCACGAGGTCCATCATCATCTCCGCCATTACCTTCATATTGTCGCGCTGTACAGGATTTTGCTGTACGTGTCTTTACTCCCACGATATTGTCTCGTAATTGCCACAAACGTTCATGTAGCACTTTTTCAGGAGAAGCTTCAATTAAATCATACAGGTAAGTAACTGCAAATTCAGTGGTAATCCCTTGCATAGGACCAGTATTACATCTATAAGCCAGATGAATTTGCCAAAATAAGTTAGTGCGTACATGCAGACTTGCTTGACGAAGTTTAATTTGCCGTTGTTTGCGTTCTTTAGGTGTAAGTGCCATTTTCATGCCTAGTTAAATTGTGAATATACTTTATTATATAGGAATCCTATAAGGCATTTCAACAGGGTTCCTATATATGACCATTATTTAATTAATAATCCGTTTGGATTTCTTTTACATTTGTACCCCAACTATAGCACATTTTGCATTCCGAAATAAACGGTGCTTTAGTTAATCCCCATTCCTTAGCTACTTTCGGAAAGTATAATAATCCCAGTTGTTTTACTTCGGCAATAATTGCAGGATCATTGGGGCATTCTACCACAATAGAGTCATGCACAAGATTAACAATATATGCACCCAAAGCTTCTAACAGTGGGCGAATTAATATTGCTACGTGAATAGTAATATCTGAAGCAGTAGACTGATGTGGAAAATTGGCAAATTCATTTTGAACACTGTCTTTATTTTCCGCATTAATCATTCCTGGACGACATTTTCGCCCAAAAATAGTTACAATAGTCTGTTTCTTTAGGGGTGCTGCACGACATCTATCCTGAAAAGCTTTAGCAACAGGAAACTGCGCCCAAAAGGAATCAATTTCTGCTTGAGCCTGTTCTACTGGAATTTTAAATTCATCCGCCAGCGATGCAGCCGTACGTCCGTAAATAACCCCAAAGTTAACTGCTTTAGCACGGGTATATTCTTCTTCATCGTAATCTGGTCCATATCTATATACTGCAGTCTCTTTGTGCAAGCTACGGTCGGTAGAATTATAAATAGCCAAAAGATCCGGATCACCTGATTGAATAGCTAGACTACGTAATTCTGCCTGGGATGCATCCAAATCTAATAGTATGTATCCTGGGGATGCTCTAAACATTCCTTTCAAACGTGCATCGCGAGGAATATTTTGCAAGTTAGGCTCTCTACATGCAAGTCTTCCAGTACGCGTACCGTGTAGTAAGAATGTCGGATAAATTCTATTATCTTCGTGTACATGCTTAGCTAAGCCTATAATATATGTGCTTAAAGCCTTGCTGGCTACCCTCCAATCACTTAAAGCCTTTTTGAATGGGATGTTAGGCCATCTGGCGACTGCTTTTTTACCCGAAGACCGTTTACCCTTAGATTTAATCTTCAGTTCATCATATACATACGCGCATACTTGTTTAGAACTCCCAGGATTTATTGAACGCCCTACAATACAATTAATTTCCTCTGCAAGCGCATTAACATGTTCCGTTAAACGTACTTTATTAGCTTCCCACGCTTCCCAATTAAATGCAAATCCTCGAGCTTCTACGTAATACAGCAATTCAGATGCAGGTAGTAATGTGCATGTATATAGTTTATCTAATGCAGCATCTTGTTTAACTAAAGGCCTTAATTGCTGCCAAATCTGTAGAGTTTTACTTAAGTCTTTGCCCTGATAGCTGAATAGGATATCAAACGGAATTAAACTGTAATCACGGTTCTTGCTAGACATGCCTTGCGATTCAAACCAATCATCTAGTACATGTTTATGATTAGGTGCCCCTAAAATATCCTTAGCTACAGTATCCAGATCATGTACACCGCGTGTTTCATCTAGGCAGTAATTTAAAAGCATGGTATCTTCATCTACACGCGCCCAGATGCAATCACGTCGTAAAAATGCAATATCAAACTTGCCATTATGCCAAATCCATTTAATGGATGTGTCTTCCATAATGTCTTTAAATTCCCTGATTAGTTCAGGAGGACAAATCCATGCTTCTGAAGGCTTCCAACAAAATCCCGTTGTAAGAATGCGATCTTGTTGACGATTTAAACCTCCCGTCTCAATATCCGAAGCAACTATGCCTACCTTACGTATTTCTGCTTTAACCCAATTCACATTTTTAGGTGTAATTAAATAGGTAGTTGGTTCTATGTAAGCTTTGATAGGTTGTTTATAATGTAAAGCTATTGCCATAGCAATATCTTCTTCAAATTTCTTAGCAGAACCTCCTCCACGCAAAACATAGGCAGGATGTAAGCATGGAATAATGCCATTAAGCGACCAATTTGACTTTATTAATCGGCCCCGCTCAGCGGTGATGCGTAGGTCATAGTTATTGGTTAATGCCCATAAAGCACCACTACCCAAAGCAACAATAGTTTCTCGGGGATATTCGGTTAAGATGTCCCAAAGCGATTGCTTATATTTCTCCACGTATTTAAGTACTACCTGAGGATCTTTACGTGGGACTATTTCAGGAATAGCATTAACATACAGGATATCTAAATCTTTAGGTAGTTTATCCATTACGTATTTCCAGGATTCTCCTGAAAATGTGCGTCCAGGCAAAGTTTCAATAGCACTGGGACTTTCACCAACTACAACAAATTTAGAAGCCGGGTTTCCCCAGCTTCTAATTGGTGTTGCTTTTATAGAATTGTTCATTTCTTTGCTCCGATCAAGCCTTCAATCATCCCTACATTGTATGCCATCATCATATTAAATCCACGACATTGTTCAAAGTATTCTTCGCGAGGCCTTAAATGTGATGTCTGTCCTGTATACACTAAATTATCCCAACCTGCACGTACCGGAGACGCTGAATCAATACCTTGCACTCCATAAATTAATGCACTAGATACATCATCCTTGAAATTGTTAGACATTCCCAATAAGTGTACCTGATATTTACGTGCAGTTAATTGACTGGTTAAAGGAATACGCGAACCTTGCCTATTTGTAACTTCACGAGGAATACCCACCATAAAATGCGCAGATTTATGTTTTTTCACAATTTCCTCCACACACCATACTGCATCATTCACATCATTACCTTGAGCGGCTACCATAAATCCTGTACCGTCAATAAACTTACTTCCATACTGCTGGATAGCTGCAGTAGTCATACTAACAGTAGCTACTCTATCACCAAGCATATCAGGCATAACTACGAAGTTGGGTTTTACAATAGCGGCGGCAGTAAGCATGACCGACATATCAACTGGCGTTCCCAATTCAATTAAACTATTGTCCAAAATAATAGTACCATCAAAACCGTCTAGCAATTGTGCATATGCATGTGGTTTATTAACTACTTCGTGCGCCAGCAACAATAGGTAATTACTAAGCATATTACGTAGTTTCATTTGCTGCAGTACTTCTACAGGAGCTACGGGAGAATATTGTGTCATTTTAAATCTTATACCTTTCATTTAAATTTTCCTGTCAGATAGTAATATATTACCTATCTACCTTTATCATTAGACCAGATTAGTGTATGCAACTGTGGCAAGAATCTTGCATTACATAGTACAGGATCTTTATAAAGTAGTTCAGCCATTTCACGATATTTAGCGGTAAGCTTAAGTACATGCTCATCTCCCGTAACATCAGATTCATCAGGCAACCAGCTATTGCCTAAAGACAAGAATAAAGGCACATCAGGTGTAAGATCCCATACATATTTAGCAAACGCTAAATCTTGTTCATTAAATACTACTACCTTTAAGCAAGTTTCAGGAGCCCATGTGCTAGGTTGCTCTTTACGCATATACAGCATTTCATTTTGAAAGTCTGCCCAAGGTTCATACAGGTTCTCATTAAACATTTCTCCCATACCAGGTCCTTTAGGTGATATAGTCACTAGATTACACTTATGTACCCAAGACGGAAAAAAGGTACCTTGAGTTTCCAATGCCACTTTCATACCCATTGCTTGAATACCTGTAACTAAGTCTGCCAAATTATGTACACAAGGATTACCTCCCGTTAAGGTCATCCAAGGAGCTTTTGGCAACAATGCAATTTCATCGAGAATTTCAGGTATAGTAAGATATCTAGCCCATTTCTTAATTTGTTCAGGATCTACTGCATGCTTGGAATCACACATAGTGCATTTAGAATCACATATTCCGAGGCGCAAAAAATGTGTGACTTTACCACACATTGTACCTTCACCCTGAATTGTTGGACCAAATAGCTCAATTAGTGGCAGTTTTTTGTCAGTCATTAAATAACTCCTATTATTTATATTAGCCTAATTTTAAAGAACAATCAACGCAATTTTTGTGGTTGGCTCAGAATATTTTTTATACTTGGCCTATCCGGATGTACTAAAAATGCTTTAGCACAAGCTTCTACGTCTGCCATAGCATCGTGTGCCTTATCAAAAGGTTCCCCAAATAAAAATTGGTGTAACTCTTGCAATGTAGGTGCTTTATATGGACCAAAACCATATTGTTTCATCTTAGCCGTTGCAGGTAATTTTACTTGCTTGGTATATGAATGCATTGTACAGAAGGTAGGTTTACTTCTGTAGGACTGGTTTAAATGGTGATAAGTACGCCACATATTGATATCCAATAACCTTCTATCAAAAGATACGTTATGTCCTACTAATAAAACACTATCACGAGTTAGTTCACGCCATTCATCAAATACTTCTTTACGCGGAATACCTTCATCCATAGCTTTTTCAAAAGATATTCCGTGTGCATTAAAAGCCCCTTCATCTACACGTGTGTATCCTTCAGGTTTAATTAAACGGTTAAACTTTTTTAAAGAGTTACCTACATCATCAATAAGCATTGTAGCTAATTGCATAATATGTGGCTGCTGAGGTGATTGATAAGATGCCTTAGCGACAGGCAAGCCAGTAGTCTCAGTATCAAAGATGGCAATTGTATGTATAGTCATGTTATTTCCTTAAGCTGGGTATTTTGCAATTCCATTAGGTGTTTCCCATACTTTAACGTATGAGATTTCACCCTGGCCTTGGGTACGGCTTGCAACGGGCTGTTGTAATCTTTGAAACCAATGTCTGGCTAGATTTTCGGCAGTCGGAACAAATGGAACTAAATAAAGCTTTCCACCATTTCCATATCCTAACCAATATCCACTTGTTTCAATGCTATACTTGGCCATTACAAGTTGTTCAGGAGTTAAGAACATTGTTCCAACAAGCGGATCATCAACCCAAAGAGTCATACCATGATCGCAAGGTTCATCAATATGTTCCATCATTAGTTCTTTCAGGAAACCAAAATCAAGAACCATACCTTCTTGTTCTCCGGATGGAAAAAGCGTGCCTTTTACACACGCTTGAACCGTATATCGATGTCCATGAAGGTTTTTACATTTGGAACCATGGTGAGTTACTCTATGTCCCGCATCAATTCCGATCTCCCGGATAATTTCAAACGGTTCATTCATTTAATACCCCATTCCTTTAATGATTTCCAGAAATTCCATTTTTGCGGCAGGATTTTTACCAAATACTCCTCGCACGATCGAATTACCCATTACAGAGTTATCCTTAACACCTCTCCACTTCATGCACATATGCTCTGCACGCATGACTAGCATAACATTGCTGGTATGTAATTCTTTTTCCAGCATATCTACTAATTGTACACAGGCTTCTTCCTGAATCTGTGGGCGAGACATTATCCAATGTGCTAAACGATTAAACTTGGAAAGACCAATTACCGTTTCACCGGGAATAACACCGATCCAAATTTGTCCTATAATCGGCACTAAGTGGTGAGAACACATAGAGCGGATTTCGATAGGTCCTACAGCAATAATTTCATCTAAATGTTTGGCATTTGGAAATGCTGTAATTTTTGGTGATGGGAAATACCTTCCCATCATCACTTCATCTATGTACATCTTAGCTACTCTGGCGGCAGTATCTTTGGTATTATGATCATGCTCACGATCAATAACCAAAGTATCCAACAAAGCTTCTATATGCCCTGCAGCTTCTTTTTTTAGTTCTTCAATTTCACCTTCTTTGATGAACGCTGCAATAGAATCATTAGCAAAGAAAGGAGCTTCAGCTTCTTTCAATCTATTGCGAATGCGCTCCGAAACTTTTAAAGTACGTTCTACTGGATGATTTTCACTCATATTCTACTCCGCATAAATTGTAGGATCAGTGACGCCGGCTTTAATAAAAGCTTCTTTTCGTGCGCGACATGTTGGACATGTACCACAATGATGTTCATCACCTTTATAGCAAGACCAAGTTAACGCAAGCAAACTGGTACCTACCTTATTTCTGCGCCGGTAATCGTCTTCTAGTAAACCACCTTTTAAAGCAATTTCATGCTTTTCCGCCCATTGGAAAGGTGTATGCAAACGAACCTTTTGGTAGGTACCAATAAAGATCGCATTTGCCATAGCACCATTGAATTCAGGAGTACAATCTGGATATGCCCAATTCTTAGCATCTTCCGCATGCGCACCATAGACAATAATATCAAAGCCCTCGTTCTGCGCTTTAGACGCAATAACTGAGAGCATAAGGCCATTACGAAATGGAACATATGTTGGCGAAATACCTTCAATCTCATCATAGGAAATCTTTGGAATTTCAATCGAAGCATCGGTTAACATGACGCCCTCAATTTTAGGTAACTTAACAGTGTCCCGCTCAACGCCGAGTACTTGGCACAACTGTTTAGCATACTCCAATTCTTTAAGATGACGTTGACCATAATCAATGCCCAAAGAAACAACATTTGCAGCTCCATATTCTTCTACGGCTGCCATTAAAGCAACGGAACTATCTAAACCGCCACTATGTAATACCAGTACTCTTGTCATAATTTAATCCTCAAATATATCAGGGGTTGGGAAGGAATTGGGTAATAGAAAAATGGGATCGCTCCCATTTTCCTGACGGTTACCTTCACGAAGGAATCTATGAACTTCATCGGTATAAACCCGATATACGCTCCCGACTTGCGTCGTTTCAACTTTTCCGTCTTTTGCTAGCTTAAGTGCTGTTGGATATGACACCCCAGCTAGCAATGCAAACTTACTTAGTGAAATATATCCTCGTGAAGCTAACTCTTGTATTGCCTTAGTCTTCTGAGTTAAGGAATCCATCAGATTCCCCCATTGCAGGCAGCAAGTTTTTCACATTGTTGCGGTCTTCACCTTCATATTTCTGAATACCGACAACTGCGCGCGCATAGATACCTACAAATTTATCTGCAGTATCTTGATCGACCGCAAAAGGACCTTCGAGCAGCTCAGCCAGTCCCAAACGATTGATTGTGCGTTTTGCTTGTCCCATAGTCTTAGGAGCGAAGACAACGTGAGTAAACAACTTACGGTTTTCGAAGTCACCCGAAGTAACCACCAAAGTCAGTGAGAACATCGGATTGCCGCTTGAGCTAGTTTTAGCCTCAGCATTTTCCACGATAACGTCGTAAGTACCTTTAGGAAGAAGTTCAAAACCCGCATCTTCTTCTACGCCCGACAGATCAACCTGTGCAGCTGATCCATTTTCAAATTCTGCGCCTTCATTACTCATAGTGTAGTCCTTTCAGTTTGGTTTAGTTTGGTTTGTAAATTTAGACGTATTATTGTGCTCTTAACATTCCCACGTCTTTAAGAATGCGTTCCATTGTAGGATTCTCCCAAAACGGCTTACGGAAATTCGACAGCCTGCACTTAGCTGCGAATTTACCCGTAGGCTGTACGTGAAGTTTACGGACAAATTTGCCGTCATCACCTAACGTAGAAGTTAGATATCCTACAATATCCATGAACCCCTGAATTTGGCTGGATAATTTACCAGTCATAGCAGGAGAATACAAGAAACGTTTAGTTTCATCTTGTACGTAGGTCCGCGCACAAACAAAAATAACGTTCATGGGCAGATCGCGTAATGCGCGTACAAGTCGTTGTACCATAGTATGTTGCTTTTTATACTCCGCCCACTCAGCAGTCTGTGACTCATCTGCTAAACTAGTCCGGTCTGTAATGTTTAATAGCTGCATCATACAATAAGCTTCAACCTCAGTTAATGAATCCACGATAACCGTACGATAGCGCCGGGGCTCATCAATTTCTGCAGGATCTACTCCCATAAATCGTGCTTGCAATTTAATTAAAGCTTCCCGTGCTTCAGGGGTTTCTTTATCACGTAAGTCACAATGAGTCTTAAGAAAGTCATATACCTTAACTACGGTTTTATAGTTATTCACCGACACAGAATCAATCCTATCAAAAGCATGTACTCCGGAATCATCCGTATCCCAAGTTAAATCTCCAGATTCAGCTGAAATAGAAATAACATCATTCATGGAGGGTACTGAAGCTGAGGTACCAGCAAGGTAAGTTTTACCTACACCAAAATCCGCATATATCAGTGCCTTAATGTAACGCGCTGCAACCCTATCATCACGGGTTTTAATTTTAAAGGCAGGTGCTACTTCTGGTTTTAAAACAGTACCACCTACCGGAGTAGGTGATGAGGTTGTTACTTTAGGGGTCGTTTTAGTAGGTGGTTTTAAGGGTTGTTCGGCCATATTAAATATTTCCTCCAGTTATCATTTTTGTCATCCCGAGCAATTGTACTTGTTAGTAAATCTCCTTCCCAGTCAGATCCATCATCCATCATAATGCACGACATTTTAAATGAACAATCAAATGCACAATCACGCGTTGGATTAGGATACATAGGTAGTTCGGGATTTATCATATCTGCAGCTTCCATTAAGATTTTAGCCCCTTCCGCAGATATTTGTGTTTCATTCCTAAATTCCCAGTCTCTACGAATCATAGCATCCATGTCTGGAGATTCTTCGGTTGCTAGGAAATTTAAATATTCAATTTCGGCCGGTTTTGCCGCTTTAATATCTCCATACAGGTTCTTCAAAGCTTTAGAATATGCTTTGTGGGTGGTCGCTTGCGTCTTGGCGGTAGAAAACATTCTACGACTGCTTAAATACTTAGGAGGTTCTACAAGTTTCTTTAAATGCTGCTGGTATACGAAACCTGCAAACGGACGTCCTGGATATAATACTGATCCTGCCCATAAATATGCCCCAATTTGCGGATCCGTGTCTAAATGTGATGTTACAAATGATTTGGCGGTCTTATAGTCTAATACCCATAATCTGCCATATTCATCTTCTACTACCCTATCAATAGTTCCTGAATACATAACTTGACTGTAACCACAAGCTTCAACGTATGCAGGATCTAATGGAATAGGTATTTGAAAATTTACTTCAACTTGTGGCTTACCTTCATATACGAACGTTTTGAGATGATCGCGAGTGCTTAACCAGTCTAAATAATAATCAATCATTCCATGAACAAGTTCAATTTGTTCAGCTAAATCTTCGGGAACTCTTTTTAATGGTGTAGCTTGTGTGGCAGCTACATAAGCCATAAAAGCTTTACGCGGATCACCAAATCGATTATGTCCGTGAAAATCTTCCATAGCAAAGTGAAAACCTGTGCCTGACCATAAAGGTGCACGAGCTTGATCTTCAGTACGATTTAATCTAAGGTGGCTGCTAAAACCCCATTTACGGCGACATCTTTTAAATGCTATGCGATCGCTGGTGCGAATATTAACTATAGGTAATGATGTCATTTATTTCCCCGGAGTTGTTTTTAAAAGAATGTTCTGATGAGCATCACAACATTTCAAATCACCATATAAAATATTTTATAGGAATTATTTGGAACTTACAAGAGGAATTTATAGGTCCACTTTAAATTTTAATAAGTCCTTGGACACAGCGCTTAGCGGTCGGTAGATTCTGGAATGAATTCCTTATTATCATGGTAAGTCATCGCGGTTTTGGCGTTCATAATGTTAAGCTGGTTATCTATAAGAACAGTATCATGCAACACATAATAAATAATAACGTCTTCGGCCACAGAAGATCGTCTATGAATACGATCCTCAGCCTGATAATTATTATCTGGGTCCCAATCCATACCAAGCATATATGCTGTTGAAGCTTTAGTTAAGTCAAAAGAAGTGGCGAACTGTATAGAGCACAACATTATACCACCGGTTTTCTCCCATGCCTGGATAGTTTTCTTTACAGTTGCAGCGTCCATACCTCCTTTAAGAATATATGCAGGCTTTTTCCATACACCTACAATGCATTCTTCCAGAAAAGGAAATGCGGACGCAAAAGGGCTAAAGATCACTGCATGTCCGAGCTCTTGATCATCTATGTGTGTCATCACCGCTTCAATGCCGCTACCGGGGCCTAAGTTAGGATCAATGAGTTTAGGACATACCAATAATTGCCGTAATCTTAACTGATTAGACATTTCTGAAGGAGATAATAGATAGGAATCATCACCACGTTTCCAAATGTTAGTCTTATCTATAGTGTCATATACTTTACGTTCTTCCGCATTCATTTGAATCGGAAAACGCCTACGGTGTTTTGTAGGCATTCCTGCAGACATCATGCGGCGCAACATAATAGTAGACAAGATTGAACGCAATTCATCCATATTTTGTGCACCTAAAATTTCTTGTCCAAATGCACCTTCATCTATACGCAGGTATCTATTGATGAATGCCCAATATGAAGCAAATCGTTTTGGGTATAATGCATGCAAATAACCAAACATATGTAATACGCCCTTAGATGCAGGAGTTCCCGTAATAATTATTTCCTGCTTACGTTCTAAAGACTGTAGATGCTTATATGAGATTGTTTTATGACTACGCATATATTTATGCGCCTCATCTGCTATGATAAGATTCCACTGTGGAGGAACAATATCTATATCTTGGGAAATAACATTATGCGTGGCAACTATAATTTCATTACCTTTACAAGAATTCCATATCTTGGTACGCTTTGCTTTACTGCCCTCAATAACTACTAATCTATCCAGGTATTTAGGCATCCAAGTTTCAAACTGTGCGGGCCAGACTGACAAGGCACTTTTAGTGCAGGGGATCAATGTATTGTGCTGTAAATGTCCACCTAATTCTGCACCAACAATAGCTGTAGCAGTTTTTCCTAAACCCATCTTATCTGCCAGAATAATATTCTTATGGGTGTAGATAAATTTAGCCCCCACTTTTTGGTGAGGGTCTAAAGTATACGGCATGTCAGTTTCCATCATCGCTATGCGACGATCTAGTTCTTCATTGTCCATTAAAAGTCTCCTGGAGCTACTTGCAAACAGGTATAGCCTTCTCGGCGCCACATATCAACAACTTTTTGCCTGTCATCAAATATAGCAATTACAACATCATTGGGATGTTCCGCTTCGATCCTACGTAACATTTCCAATTTAATAATGGTGTCATCACGATGATCTCCAATTGGGCGCATAGTTAGCGTGTCATAACATACTCCATGAGCATCTAACCATCTTAAGGTGTCCTGGTGCGCAGACATACTACGTCCTGAGACAATATGTATATCATTTCCATAATACAGTTCACGCATAATGCGAACAATATTATGATTAGGATCATCGAAAATACACGCACGAGTCCATGCCGCCCAATCTTTCTTTCCTTGCTTAGGTAAGTAGTGTTGGCGATGTTCATTTAATGAAATAGTACCATCTAGATCGAAAATATACATGAAATGCTCCTTATTTAATATCTGCTTCAGCCGGGCGATTAACTTTTTTCTGCCAAGTACCTTCATCAATCATTTTTGCCCGCAGCTTTTGGTACGACATTCCCATTTCTTCAGCCAGGGCTGCCGCC